GCGCCTGTAGCTCAGTGGATAGAGCAGTGGTTTCCGGTACCATGAAAAACCGACTTAGAGCCTTATAAAACAAGCACTTCTTAAAAACTTCACCCTTATTTCACCCTTATTAAATCGAAAAGAGGTAGTTAAAAAATGGCAAGAGTAAGAAAAGTAGAGCTTACATCAGAAGAAATTAAGGCACAAATTACATCTATAGAAGAACAAATTACTAAGCTTACAGAAGATATCAAAGGCTTGAAAGTGCAGAAAAAGAATCTTTCTAAAGATCTTGTTGCAGCAGAGAAGAAAGAAGCAGCCGTAAAAGAAGAACAGTCTATGAAAGATCTTGCCAAATTACTTCGAGAAAAAGGACTTTCTGTAGAAGACGTTCGGAATATGCTTGATAAAGAATCAAAGTAAAAAAATGGGTAGCCAAGTATAATGCTTGACTACCCATAAATTATAGTACATTGTCTTTTGTATATCTGACTTCCAGAGATTCAATATCTGGAAGTAATTTCTCATGATAAATATCATTTCCACCAGCCTTTTCATAAAGCTTTCCCATCTCTAGGAATGTCTTTAATCCATCCGGTGTGATGTACCCTTGTGCCATAAAGTCTCTATGCATTCTCCAGAGAGAACTTCTAAATGATGCTACAGTACACTCATCTTGATTAGTTATAAAGTTCTGCATCAAAGTTGTAAGATCAGTAAGCTGTGTGCTCAGAGTATTTTGATTTGTTCTCAGATCATCTCTGATATTAATGGACTGGTCATGATAATTATGTTGAGACTGCTCAAAATCAGCAATTTTCTGTTCCATATCAGACAACTTCTTCTCTAAAGCTTTCTTCTGTAGAGATGCTTTTGTTTCGAGACCAAGAACATCAAGAAGTTTCTCCCATCCAGCTTTTAAAGCTATAACAAGCATTGCACAAAGAAGTAAAGATATGATCACATTGATCTCACCAAACTCATGGATTTTCTGTATCTGTTCAATACCCATGACGTACCTCCTTATGCCTTAATGATATATTTGGCTGATACATAGCCAACATATTCTTTTTTAGTGATTGATACTTTGTACCATCTGTCACCTTTAGTATCTTTTGTAACTCCGAGGACATTAATAAGATTGTCTTTATTTAACATCGGATACTCTGGAAGTAACGGATGTTCAGTACCGGGTTTTTTGCGAACATTCAATTTACTTGCAGTTACTTTTCCTACAAATGGATATTTTTTTGTAGTTGTTGCAGCAGGAGTATTAGGATTTTTAATGTTAGATTTTTCTACATACCCTATATATTTTGCAGCGATACAAACCTGATATCTTGTACCAGATTCACCGATGATATCCACAAGATTACCTGCATTAAGTTTAGGATATGTACTTAACTTAGAAGCTCCTGTAGCGCCTGAGAATACATCTGTTCCATTAGCTGTACAAGAACCTACCCATGCAGTATAAGATGGCTGTACAGGTGCAGGAGATGATGTAGAAGAGGTGTTAGAAGTTAAGATGGATGTGACAATAGAATAGTCTGGACGACAAAACTTTGTCCCAGGGAGATTTGAATTATAATAACTCTTAGCATAAACTCCACCACCATTTGGAACAATAGAAGAGCCTCCTGAAGTGTTACCTTCAATAGTATAAAATTTATCTCCTTCGACTTTTGTTACTAATCCAGTATGAGCGAATGTACCATTACGATAGAAGATTACAATGTCTCCTCGCTGTGGATTTGCATACTTTGTGAAGAGATTTCCAAGAGTAGGACAGTATACATAAGGCCAATGTTTAAGGAGTTTTTTAGCTACATCAAGACCAAATGTTTTCATCATACACCAGCTCACAAATGCAGCGCACCAAGCCTGTGCCTGATACTGAGGATATACATCTCTCCAGTATTTAGTGTAGTTATTGTAACCTGCATTTGCAGTTTTATCATCAAGCTGAGAGTTGGACTTCTTCTCAAGATATCCAACTTCAGCTCTAGCAGTAGCAATAAGAGCATCAATAGCCTTTTCTTTGTTCATAGCGTCACTTCCTTGTGTAGTTGTTGGTTTGGGAGAGTTTGTAGAAGTAGTAGAAGATTTAGAATAGTCTTTATAGAATACACTTCGATCAGTTTTTGTTGGAATACCAGGAATGGTTGCTTTACTAGAGTATTGCCATCCAATAACACCAGTAGAAGCATGAACTCTTAATCTTTCCTGTAATTCACCGGTATCATTATTAGGATATCGGGCAACCCAACAATCATACTTTTTAGCACCTTCTGGTAACTGGTTCTGATACCAAGAATAACCGCAATAAATACCAAATTTATATCCAGCTTTGACAATAATAGCTCTAAACGCTTCAATCATTTTCATCATTAAACTGTCAGATAAATTCTCCTGACATTTATCCTCTATATCAAGAAACACTGGATAATCCAGTTTTCTTTTATTCAATGTTTTAATAACTACATTTGCTTCATCTTCAATCTGAGCAATAGTAGTAGCATAGCTGTATTTATAGACTCCAACAGGAATTTTATTCTCAATACAGCCTTTATAATTAGGTTCGAATGTGCTATCAATAATATTTCCTTTTTCTGTGATTCGTAGGATAGCGAAGCCCATTCCATAATTAGCAACGGTTTTCCAGTCGATTTTTCCATTCCATCTGGAAACATCAATACCTTTGATTTCTGGCATAATATCAAGCCTCCTTTTGAATTGAATTAAAGATAATGACATAAAGTCATTAAAAGAAATGTTAAAACATAACATAAAAAGAGAGGGTAGTTAGCCCTCTCGATTAATTAGTTGAAAGTCTTATTTCAATTCTATAATGATCATCTGTGAGATTTTCAGATACAGTAATAAGCTTTAAATTTTCTTTCTCAATTGTTTTTGCAGCAGAATTAATTTCTATATGTTCAAGATTTTCTCTTGTGAGCATTTTAATGAGATTTTCTGTAGTAAGAGTTGGCTCATCTAAAACAAAAGTAATACTTCTACGCTCATCTTCACTTAAATTAGTGTTATAATTAATATTTGTATTGGAAATTTCAATTTCCTGTTTGTCTTTTAAAATAAGTTTCATTTAAGCATCCTCCTTTGATAATTCTTTTAGCATATCCAGTTCAGATTGACTTATGATTTCCAAAGCCCATTCATCAGGAATATGCATTTTCATTCTTGTAGACATATTATGTTTTCTGTAATATTTATTCCAGAAGTAGATATTACCGAGAGCACGAGCTTTATGCATAACACAAATGAATGTTGCTCTTGCATCTGGGGTTCCAAATACTTGATAGTTATAAGCTGTACACCAACTACATCCCTCAGCGATAGGGCAGTTAAAACATTCATCTGTACTTTGAGTTCTACGATCAACTTTCTTCAGTGCGACTACACGACATTTCTCACAATCATGAGCACAGATTCCATCATCTACATTACCAATAGAGTATGGTTCCTGCTCACCATTAAGAGAAGATTCCATATATCTAATACAAGGATAAAAAACTCCATCAGGATCGACAGATAACATAACTCCATTTCCACCACACCAGTTCTGAAGATCATTCTCTTCTTTCGGATGGAAGAAATTATTTTCGTACAGAGAACATCTGAAGCTTCCATCTAAGAAATTTAAGTCAGTGTCTAAGAAATAATCAGCAACTCGTTTCATTTCTGCATACAAAACTACTGCATGAGTTGTAGTCCAGCCTTTTTCATATACACAGTTTGCATTTATATCATCATACCCAAGTTCAACCATATGAGTGAGAGCTTCGTATAAATGCATAACATTGCCTGGAGCTATAGTAATCTTACTTCCCATAACTCCACCTTTATTCATCCAGTCTTTAGCAGCAGCCACGGCAAGATCATAACTTGGTCTCCCGTCAGGAAACACTCTACATGCATCATGCAATTCTTTATTGCCATCAACAGTCACTGAAAAACTGAGGTTGTATTTATACTTATTTAAAAATTCCTGTACTTTGGGATCAAAATATAAAATTCCATTAGAACAAATAGAGATTCTATGTAAAGTTGCCCACGGATGATTAAGCTCTATTGCACGATCAAGAAAATATTCATAGATTTGCTGAATCAATTCAACTTCAAGGAATGGTTCGCCACCGATAAACTCAATAATCACTCCTGGAGAAGAAATAGGGTTGATGTATTCAGACATTCCTTTATCTCCAGTAAGTAACATATCTACAGCTTTTTTTGCTGTTTCAAATGACATTCGACGTTTTCCTTTGCAAGTCTGATAACAATAAGTACATGCAAGATTACAATCGTCAGTTACTTGGAACGTTAAACTCTGTGTTAAAGGTCTTTTATACCCAGCATCTTTTGCTCTTTCGGTTAACTCAGGATATAAGTGAGCAATAGTGTCGGTAAACTGCATTCCTTTTCTATAATTACGTGATACCATATATAGCACCCCTTAATTTAATTCTGGAATGTCACAATCACATAAGATGTCAACATTAAGCTGACAAGTTGCATAATCCAGATTCCAGTTAAGCTGATGGTCCTGTAAATATTTAGGGATATAGTCAGTTTCTAACACATGTTTTGCTTCATCGAAAGCAGTGGACATAGTTACATATTCCTCATGATATTTTTTAAAAAGAGCAGAGTCAATAAAACTTGCATCGTCTTTATGCGTTTCCATTAATCTATTTAACAGTAACATTCTAGCTTCTGTCTCAGAATGAATTCTTTGAATTTTACTTACAGTATCTTCAGCAATATCAATTTTTAAAGTTCTCATATAAATTTCCTCCGTTTATTCATTTAATATTTTAATAAAGAACAGCTAAATCATATAGACTTAGCCACTCCAAAACAAGTTCCTGAACAAGTAGTACCGCAAGTAGAAGAGCAGTTTGTAGAACAGGAAGCGTCACAAGATCCACAGCCAGAACACCCCGCAGAACATGAACCTGAACAACCTTGACAAGATGAAGCACAGCCAGATTGACAAACTCCAGAGCATCCAGCTTGACAATCACTACTACAACCAGATTCACAGCCACTACCACATCCAGAGCAGCCTTTGCAACTACCGCTACATCCACCACAACCACTGCAACCGTCACACCCACTAGAACAGCCACCAGAACAAGAACTGCAAGAACTACAACTTCCCATACAACCACCTGAACATCCAGAGCACTGCCCGCATGAAGCAGTACATCCCGAAGAACAATTATTTTTACAAGATCCTCCCTTAGAGCTAGCGCCACATTGTCCAGTACATCCAGAGCCACAACCAGTACATGAAGAACCACCACAAGAACCACTACAGTTAGCAGTACATCCTGAACATCCATTACATCCAGAACAACCGCCGCTACAACCACCGCTACAGCTACTATCGCATGTTCCAGTACATCCAGAGCTGCATCCACTGCAAGAAGTAGAGCATCCAGAACATCCGCTGCATGATCCAGAACATCCGGCGCATCCATCTCCACATGATGTATAACAATTACCACTACAAGAACTGCATCCTGTGCATCCAGAATAACAAGCGCCATAGCATAATCCAGCACATGATCCACGACATCCAGAATCAGAACTTGTCTGACCTTTAGTTGTAAGATTATCTACAAATTTTTCTACAGTAGTCAAATCTGGTATAGTAGTGGGTTTGTCGCCAATTAAAGTATTATCTTGCATAAAATCATTTATTTGTAGCATCGGATCAACTAACTTATGTAACTGATCATTCGTCACTTCACGACCAGAAGTAGCAGAAAAATCCCATGCAGAACCTTGATATTGAGTCACATTAATCCCATGATTCGTATATGTTCTTCTATTTTTTAATTCGTTATTTATTTTTGTTTTTATTTCATTTAGCTTTTCAGCAGTCACTATTGTATCAGCCATATATCCACCTCCTTACGCAATTGATGTAACTCCAACCATTGCAGGAGTAATAGCTAAGTAATCTACACAAACTGTCTGATTTGATAGTGTATTATAAATACTTAAAGTTACTCTAAGAGTTCCAGAAGTATTTTCAACAGCAGTTCCAAGAGTGGTATAACCGTTAGCAGTTTTAAACATACTTGGCCTAATATATTTAGTTGTTGTAGTAGAACCATCTACAATTGTTAATTTGAAAACATTAGAACTAGAAGAGATTGTAGAAACTTTCATTCGGATCATAACACTATATAATCCTTTTGGAAGAGTTGCAGATTTTGTAAAGATATCTCCTGTCGAACCAGTAGATCTTGAAATTACTTTATATTGAGCAGCAGAGTCTGTTGTAGTAGCAGATGATGAGAGAGCAGTTCCCCCATACATTACAGTGCAATTGGTCCAGTCAGGCTTCTCCTTGACTTTGCTCCAAGTACCACCGCCTCCACCGCCAGTTCCATGAAATACAATTGGCATTTTTGAAACCCTCCTTTATAAATTTATATGCGTCCACGCTCCATTTCGCTTTATAAACATTCCGTATTGTTTTGGGGTCATGTTTGTAATTCTGCAGAATCCGTTTCCAGAGTGACCAGTTTCGGATGTGCCTTCGGGCGATGTAAAAGCTTGATTACCGGCTATCGTTTGAGCGTCAGTAAGATAATATGACGAATTAAGCAGACATCCTTGAGGATAATTTTTAGCTGTAGATGATGTATATACATATCCTGAACCGCCACCTCCGCCGCCATCATCATCTCCAGAACCATCAGGATAAGTACCTTGTCCACCGTACCATCCTCCACCACCAGCTCCACCGTAACCAGATGAAGAATAACATCCGAAACCACCAAAGCCAAAACCAGCGGCACAATCAGATGAATTGTTGTTAGTTCCCTGAGAAGCGATTGCGTTCAGAGATGAATAAGTAGCAGTTTGATTTCCCCCATAACCATAAGAACCATAACCAAATGATCCTCTAGCACCAGATGTACCGCCAGCATAACCACCAGATTGAGAAGATGAACCATCAGAACCTCCACCGCCAGCAACAATTACTCTGGAATATAAAGAATCTGTACCTATTCTTATATCAGTGGCACCACCACCGCCTTTATAAGTGTTTCTATATCCACCACCATTAAAACCACCAGGATAATAACCACTAGAATTTGCCGAAGTAACAGAATTACCAGAACCGCCTACATATATATAGAGAGTTGTTTTAGAGGATAAAGAAAGAGTTCCTATTGAATAACCACCTGCTCCTCCATATGAAGATGAAGAACGATAACCACCTTGAGCACCCCAGCACTCTAAAGTATATGTGCCAGCATTTAATGTGACTGATTGAACAGCACCAGTATAATCAAAGTCAATTACATCACTATTGGAACTTAAATAAATGGTATCTGTTAATTTGGTGATTTTAACATATCCATTGCCTACGTGTCCAGTTTCAGTATCACCAGTAGGAGATTGGAAGTTTTGATTCCCAGATATAGTTTGTGCATTAGTAAGATAATATGAGGAGTTTAATAAGCACCCTGATGGATAATTAGAAGCAGTATTGGATGTATAAACATATCCAGATCCTCCGCCATTATATGTTCTATAATTTGTACTGTCACTATAACTTGAACAAGCGCCACCACCATAGAAACCTCCTCCGCCGCCTCCAGAACCATAATTATAATTGGTTCCGGAAGTAGTCGCAGCTCCTCCTTGTCCAAATAAACCATTTGTACCAGCTGATGTTTGCGTAGCACCATAACCAGATACAGAAGAACCACCAGATATACCACCACCATATTTAGTAGTGAAAGAGTCTTCTGATGAAGAACCACCTCCACCACCAGCAACGATTACTCTGGCATAAAAACTATCTTGACCTATACGGATATCGCTGGCTCCGCCTCCACCTTGTCCATAAGTGCTATAATTATATGTTCTTGAACAACCTGCACCACCACCATTAAAACCACCAGAAGTTGCTCCAGTAGAAGTTTGAGTAGCTGGTTGTCCACCTACATAAATATATAAATTGGTTCGTTGAGAAAGAGTAATTGTTCCAATGGAATAACCACCAGCTCCGCCACTATATGAACTATAAGATCCGCCTTGAGCACCCCAACATTCAAGTATATATTTACCGGGATCTAATGTGGCTGTTTGCACAGAACCAGTATAACTAAAATTCATATTTGTATTACTACTATTATCTGCACCTATACCATAAATTTTATTATTCATTTTAAAATAAATAGATGTTGCTTTTTTCAGTGAATTGTTTACTTTGGCATATAACGCTGTACTATTGCATTCAATAACAGTAATTCGACAATACCCATTACCAGAATGACCGGTTTCAGATGAACCTGTGGGAGAAATAAAAGAATTATTACCTGCTATGGTTTTAGCATCAGACAAGTAATAAGAAGAGTTAAGTAAACACCCTGATGGGTAATTAGAAGCCGTAGAAGAAATATACACATATCCAGAACCACCGCCACCAGGAATATTTTCGGAACCGCCACCATAGCCTCCATACCAACCGCCGCCACCGCCACCGCATTCTCCAGAAGTATAACTAGAAGCAGCTGCTTGTCCAAATCCGCTACCACTTGTTGCAGTACCAGCGCTAGCACCAGTCGAAATTCCGCTTACGCCACCACCAGAGCCACCATTCCCATCATCAGATGCTCCACCGCCACCACCAGCTACGATAACACGAGCATAAAAAGAGTCTTGGTTAATACGTATATCAGTAGCGCCAGCACCACCAGAGCCGCCATGATTCGTTGAACTCCAATCTCGACCAGAGCCACCGCCGTTAAAACCACCAGCTCTAATTGCACCAGATCCAGAAGCTTCAGAACTTACACCTCGACCACCAACATAAATATATAAAGTAATTTTAGTATTTAGAGAAATGGTTCCAATAGAATAACCACCTTTACCGCCAGTATATGAATTGTCAGTACATCCATTTCCACCCTGAGCGCCCCAACACTCTAATTTATAAGTTCCTTTAGGCAATGTTATACTCTGAACAGCACCAGTATAATCAAAGTTTAAAATATCACCAGTTTTAATATTACTCATCACTAAACACCACCCATATATCTCCATTTATTCCATCACTAGCTTTTGGCTCTTCAGTTGCAAAACGAATATTTCTCAACTGTTTCGTATTAATATCAGACTGATATGATACTACGCCATTAACAATAGGTTTATTTGTAAGATCATTATAATCAGTTGTACCTCGGTCACCTTTATCACCATAAACACCTATAACTACCGGATTAGTAGAAGTAGTTGTGTTATTTGTAAAAGTAAACTTATGATAACACCACAGATATTTATTTACACTACTCATTAATTGAGCTGAGTTAGTCCATCCGCTAGAATCTTTTGTAATTCCCTGTGATTGCGAAGTTGCAAGATAATAAGGAGTAACAGTGGAAACACTTACTCCAGTATCACCTTTTGGAAGAGTGATATTTAAAACAGCATTAGTAGCTGTACCAGAATTGGTTACAGCTGGATCGGTACCTTTGGTTACACTTCCGATTGTAATAGTTGCATTATCGCCTTTTTCACCTTTATCTCCTCGTGGAATAGAAAATTTGAATTTGGCATTATGAGAATCCCCTTCATTTTCTACTTTCGCTTGTGAACCAGGTGCTAAAGTAACTGTAGAACTTACAGCCACGGTAGCTGCATCGCCTTTATCACCTTTATTTCCTTGGACACCTTGTGCTCCTGTAGCACCTGTACCCGCAATACAATGTCTTCCTTTATAGGTTGCCATATCACACCTCCTTTTTTATAAATCGTTTCTTACAATGATTGTTATTGGAATATTAACAGTAGGTTTCTCAGTTGCTAATAATGTGATTCTACCAGCAGACTGTCCTCCGTCTTTTAATCCAGCACCTTGATATGCCTCTATAGCCGCATCTGAAGCAGAAGAAGCATAATTTATTTCTATGATATTTGTTGCAGTTACACCTTCCACAGATAATACACAAGAATATGGTGCAGAACTGCCAGACCAAGCAGAAGCAGATAAAGTTACAGTGCTTGTTGTACTCTTTTTAGAATATGTTTTTTCTGTTTTATCACTGGAATAAACATATTTTTTCGAAACAGAAGAGTCATTAATTAAAATATCAGAATCATAGTCGTCAATAACATTATAGTATTGATTATCATCAATTCTATTATTTATAATTAAATCTTCATACTCGGCTCTGGTCAGCTCAATTGGGTTAATAACTCCCATCTGAGATAAAGTAATATCAGTAGTACCATCGAATGAAGCACTACCAATCTTTCTTGCAGTAGCTAATTTTACAGCTGCGTTCGCATTTCCACCGGCTGAAGATGATCCAGCATAATTATGTGTGTGTCCAGTAGCAGATTTTCCATTTAGGGCAGTTGTAATAGCATTTTGAGTCATGGTGCCATCTATAGCCGACCCAGTTTCGGTATAAAGCTTAGTTATTCCTAAGTAACTTGATGTACCTACAGAATATGTCGTATTTGTAGGAATTACCCATGTACCATCTGCACGAAGAAATTTTAATTGTTCTCCTATATTAGGTGCAGGAACAAGACCAGCACTTCCGGCGGAAGAAGAAGTAGCACCCTTCATGTTTCCATAAGTATGATCGGTAAATAATGCATCTGCAGGCACTGACTTACCAAGTGTATATGAACAAGCTACTGGCTTACCACCTGAGAAATATACTGGCTGAGTTGATGATCCAGCATTAGAAGTAAGAGCAGTGGCAGATGATGCGCTACCTGCAGAAATAGCATATTTAACACTTTTTGTGGCATCAGCAGTATTGTCAACGTTGCCTAATCCAACTTCACTTTTAGTATGCGTATGTACTTTTGTAGCTTTTTCAGCTAATTTACTATTCATCTCAGTCTCGGTATAATAACGTTCATCATGATTATGAGATGCTGGTGGATAGCTGCTAGGCTTTTCAGTAACTCCAGACCATGGTACAGAAGTAGCAGTTCCGGCAGTATATACTGAATAACCAGCCTCAGAAGATAATTTGCTCTCATCAACAACATAATACATTTTTTCAGTCTTAGTTACTTTTACGGTATCACCAAGCTGAATATTAGCAGTAGTAAGTTTAAAACGTGCAGTATCATCTTCAACAATAACCAGACGTTCTAATGCTCCATGGGGAAGCCTTGCAATATCAATTGTTCCAAAGAGTTTACTTGCGTTGAGAGAAGTAATAGTTGAATCATTATGATTATGCGCAGAAGGAGTATAGGTAGAAGGTTTTCCTGTAATGTTACCCCATGCGACACTACTTGCAGTCGCAGCATTTCCTGTAACATTTACCGTCAGATTATTAGTAACAGGATTATATTTAAACTTATCGCTGTATGCTCGCTTTGTCTCTGTGGTAGAGTCAGAAAACCAAACATGTCTAGCTGCATCAGCAGTACCTTCTCCAGCGGATACATTTGTAGCTGTTCCTGCAGTAGTTGCACTATCAGCAGTAGTTGCATGTTTTACACTCTTATTTGCATCGGCAGTATTATCTACATTGCCAAGCCCTACCTGAGCTTTTGTATGAGTATGCCCGGCAGGAGAGTAAGCACTTGAATTTGTATATGCAGCAGATCCTAATCCATGAATAGGAACAGTAGTTTTATTACCATCTACAGTGAGTGTGATTTTTCCGTTTTCAGTAGCTTCTGAAATAGCAACAGACTTTACGGCTTTTGCTAGAGTGATATAAGTTTTGCTTGAGCTATCCCAACGATAAATAGTATTCGTAGCAGTATTTATATAAATAGTATTTATATCTCCAACAGACGGAAATAACTTATTGGAAGCATATGGAAGTATTTCTTTATGATTAGCTATACTTGTCTTCAAATAACCAACCAGTTCTGTTAATCCAGTGAGATTAAGAAATTGTTCTTTCATTTTGCATTAGTCACATCCTTCCATTTTTATTTTTAAAATAGAAGGAGAGCATTGCAGCCCTCCTCCCAATAAAATCAATTGTATTTTTACGCAGTAAATAAACCTTTGATAGACGCACTTGGAATTGCTTCATATCCATCTCCAACAAGCCCTTTAAGAGCGGTGATATCAGATGTGTTCTTAGCAATCTTCGGTTTTTCAGTAGCAAGATCTTTTTCTACAGCAGTAATTTTGCCTTCTGCTGTATCCATTCTGCCTTTAACAGCAGTAATATCTTCTGCATTCTTTTTATCAGCAGCTTCTAATGTAGGTAATTTCTTTTCAATAGTATCAATTCTTCCTACAGCAGCTTCAAGATCAGCAGCTTTTGCATACTGAGAAAGATCAGAGTCTGCGAGAGCTTTAGATACATACTCAGCAATATAGCTTACAATATCTTTGGATGTAGCAGATTCTGGAAGAGTACCGATAAGAGTCTTCAGCTTTGTGATATCCTCTTTATTTGTTTTGATCTGAGAATTCATTGTAGCAGCATCAGATGTATGTGTAGAAATCCAATCAGAAATCTCTTTCAGTGTATCATATGCTTCTGGAGCATCTGCGACGATTTTAGCGACTGCATCTGCAACAGCTTTCTTTACTGATCCGTCACCAGTTCCATTAAGAGTACTGATTGCTGCGGTATTAGCTGCAACACTGGATTTCAGAGCAGAATCATCATATGTGCCTGTTTTTACAGCTTCTTTAATATAAGAAACTACATCTTTAGCTTTTGCATCAGCAGGAATAGTACCAACATAAGACATTACTTCTGTTTTTGCTGTGTTAGCAGCTCCGGCTGCATCGAAATCTGTAGCTGCCTTTCCAGAATCTATCAGATTACCATTAGCATCAAGACCTGCAAGATGTCCGGAAATAGCTCCTTTTACTTTATCTGCCTTACCTGTTGGCTGAGGAATAGTAATAGTAAATGCTGCTTCATCAATAGTTACTGGAGCAGTTTTTGTGTAGAAATAAAGTGTGTATCCGTCTTCTGACTGAGATACTGTTTTAATTGAGTTTTTGACAGCCTCACTGATTTTAGAGTCGATCTGTACGTTATGCAGATTTAAAAACTCCTGAAGATTAGAAAGTGTAGCGAACTGTAATTTTGCCATAATTAATTTCCTCCTTGAAATATATTTGTTAAATCTTTAGAATCAATACCACCAAGTTTTCTATCTAAAGCAGCGTCAATATGATCATCTAAAACATCCAGAACAGTTTCTTCAATGATATTTGAAACATATTCTTTTACAGAATCAGCATTTGCAAAATTCTGTTCATTAATCCAGCTTTCAGTGACATAACGATCAGTCGTATATTCACCATCTTGCTGAATGAAATACAATGTAATAGATTTTCCTTGCATTTTTGTGATTGTTGTGCTGGAAGTATCAGCATCATGAGATACAAGATACAGAACATCGTCTGCAGAAGATTGAACAGTAGTATTGTTTCCGCCAATGATACATTGGCCTTTTACTTTATAAATACCATCATCGAGTGATGATATCTTCACAGGAACAGTAAGTGTACCTATAAGATTTACAATAGGTACGTCAAATAATTTGTTATAAGATAAACTGTTGATATAGTCTACAACAGTGGACTTATCTTCAAGATTACCGATTATATTATCTAAAAGAGTAGAAAGCTCAGAAGATTTGACATAATTATCCAATCCGATTGTTTTCTTGACCTCTTCAATAATATGATCTTTATCTTCATCAGTCATAGATATGTCATAAGAGAAAAGCAGTTTATCTCCAGAGAAAAACATAAGATTTGATCCGATGCATTTTACATCTGTAATCTGTTTATCTCCTTTGACATATTCTAATGTGTTGTCGATGGTCACCCACGCTATACTCTTACTGTCTTGGATGTAACAAAGTCCTGGGTATTTTAGCACCCCTCTTTGTAAAGCCTTTTCTGCAATTTGCTTAGTCGATGCAGAATACCAGGTTGGAATTAACGCCATGCTGTGATCACCTCTTCAATTTGTCATATTCATATTTTGAAATTTCTTTTATTGCATAAATGTCATTATCAGGCGGAAAATTATAGAGACCTTCAATGTGCCATCCATATTTTCCGTCTGAACTTAAAATAGCCTGTGCTTCTGTGATATCACATAGAAGCAACAGACTATGTTTTTCCTGATATTTGATATACAGGATATGATTAAGGACATCTACGACTTCATCATTTTTGATTACTTTATAATACATGTGATATCCTCCTTATAAGAGGGGAATAGTTACCCCTCGCATGAAATTGAGAACATAAGTAAAATTCCAGAATTCTGTCCTGGATAAGAGAATCCATATGTTGCACCAGATTCATTAACCGTATACAACCAGTTTGCAGCTGTAGCATTTGGAGATCTGGTCCAATAAGATTTATACTCTGCAGGAATAGAAGGTTTTGCTTTCTTTCTGGTATCATCATCTGTGAAATAAGCAATAGGAGCATTTGTTTCAGAAATATATGGTTCAGAAGTAGCAGTAGGATCAACTTCGTACAGAGACGGAACATAGAATCTGCAATTAGATACGGATGTATCATTTGATTTATTACCAATAGAAGAGTATACTTTTACAGGTTTGATCAGAGCTTTCCATAAAGGAGAGATTGCCTTAACCATACGAGTATTCAACCATGTATTTAATGTAGAATCAGCCCATCCACCTGCATTTGTGCTCTTATTATTATAAGGTTTTTCTGTACCAAGGAGATTAGAAGCAACAAATGTAATGTTAGCTCTCTTTGAAGCAACGTCAGACAGATAATATCCTTTAAACTTAGCCACTTCCATAGGGATTACTTCGTGGATCCATGCAGCAATATCCATACATTGTTCTTCACCAAGATCTGCGTACCAGACTTTAGCCCAATGTATAGTGCCTTTTGCAAAGTTTTCATATGCTCCATCGTCAGCTTTAGAACATCCAAATACGAGAGTGGAACTATGCTCTGGAATCCTGATCGCATTCAGAGTAGTAGAAGATACTTCTTTCCCAGTCATGTTTGAATTGTACACATAAAGCTTCTGACTTCCAGCTTCATGACGAAATACAATAATCTCTCGGTTTGTTCCAGCAGATGGAGTTATACTATCAGTATTCCATGAGAAACGAGGTTCCTGAGAATACCAAAGTCTGAATCCATTTGAACCATCACCTTGAAAACACTGAGCAAGAGTGGAGTTTACACTATTTCCTGAATCAAATTCAAAGTCAATAGCAATTGTAAAATCTCTGTCTTTTTCCATGATTTTTAATCCGGTGTCAATATAGTTTGTTCCATCAAATTTAGTCGCAGCTGAAATAACTTCATGCTCTTCAATGTCGCCATAGCTATAATCAACACCAAGTTTGAAATCTAATGTATCTTTTAATGATAATGATTTTGCTTCAAGTCCCATTTTCATAAGAGTATAAAGCTCAACCTGTGTCATATTGGCCAGATCCTTACTATCAAAGTATCCATCTACGTATTCGCATGTTTCATATACTGCATTGATCGTTTTATTTCCATCGACAAATCCTGACTTATCCCATCCTTTAAACAGATTGTACTTATAAGCAGATTCCTCAGCAGTATATACAGGAGTATCACCTGTATATTTTACATAAGAACCATACTGGGCAGTAGATTCTTGAAGAGATAATCCTTTAGAAACATATTTTACAGTATATTCACGGATTTTACTGTCATATATAGCAGTAATAGTTCTGTCAGCAAAGATTCCTGTCATTGAACCTTCCCATCCTTTGAAGGTATAATCAAGCTTAATTGTGCTTTTCTTTGTAGGAATAGGAATCGGATTAACTTCTCTTGTAGTAGGATCAACAGCGTTTCCACCTTTATCTACGTACTGGATATCAAGGATAGTATTACTTTCATCATCATTTATAAATGTAACTTTGAATTGAGTAATGATTGAATCGTAAGTAAGAACAAGGTCTGTCCAGATTCCAGGTTCATCTTCAGAACCAACAAATTCTTTATATTCCTGCTGTCTGACTACAGGTACATGTACGGTTCCAGTAAGAACAGACTGCTCTGTAGTAGCTCCATTATCATCAATACCAGTAAGCTTTGCTAATTTCAGAAGAAGCGTAGTATCATCAAGATTCCATGAGATACCAGTAATTGTTACGGTACGAAGAGTATTAATAGCAGCATTTAAGATAGCAAGAGCATCTACGATAGAATTCTGACATACAAATGTCTGTAAATTATCGTATCCTGCAACCTTAAGATCAGTTAAGTCTTTGAGGTTCTTGAGTGTAAGAGTGTTGATAGAAGATGGGAGAGAAGCATGAGCAATCTTACCATGATTAGCAAATAATACAGATGTTACAATAGTTCCATCAGCATAAAGATTAATAAGATTTTCACATGCAGACAGGTTAACAGATCCTGTAAGATTTGGACAATTACGAATATCCAAAGTCTCAAGAAGAGTATTATTACCCATATTAAGAGATGTCATAAAAGTATTCTGATATCCAGCTGTATTATTACCAATGATAAGAGTTTTCAGCTTAGAAGCCTTTGAGAAATCATTATCATGAATATAACAAGCAGAGAGGTCATTTAGTGCCTCAATTCTTGATGCAGCATAGATAAGAATAGCTGTATCATCCATATTTGTTAAGTCCGTAGTAATCTGATATTCTTGTCCGGCTTTTGCACGTACCTGAGTAGTTTCTGGTGAATTACCATAAAGTACAGAAATATACATATCAGAATAAGGAATGATCTTCAGAGTATAATCTGGTTTAACTACAACTTTCTTAGGTGTATTACATCTGAACATAATCTGATCAGACTTTACATCTGTATGTAAGAATTTCGTTCCCATATAAATATGCTGGTCACGTTCCCATTGTCTGAGATGATATTTTCCACGTCCATTCATCATCTCATTAAGGAATCTTACTGTTCCAGCACGATATGTTCTCAGATATAATCTTTCATAGTGGATTCTCCAAAGTTCTTCTGGGAACTGATTCTGCCATGCTTCATACTCATTGATTAAGTGGGAGTCTGACCAACAGTTAGAGTCTACAGACTGATACATGTTTCTTAATTCTTGTGTAAATATATCACGTATTCTGCACCACAATACAGATTCAGCAGCATTGAAAACATAACCAGATGAAGGATTTCCTTCTTCTTTATAGTCAGTATCTTCCTTACCATATGGGAATGACAGCTCACCTGAATTATTAATACCAAGCTGAGTGTCCATATCATATGCCCATAGATCAAATCTATAACCATTATGCAGAGCAGCCGCATCATCATCTATAGTATAATATTTAGCTTTATCACCCATAGTTGTAGCTTCTTCCTGAGTGATATAATGTTTTGCCCAATGCGGGAAAACATTCTTGGCTCTATTATCAATCATACTATATCTGAGTGTAACTAAATAGAAATAGAGCATTGCATCCTGAATACACCAATCTTTCAAGCCATCTTTAAATTCTTTATCACTAGACGTAATTACAAACTCATAGAAGTCTCTCCAAATCTGTTTGTTATCTGTACGTATTTTCTTTTTTGCTTCATCAGAAGTAAGAGCAGAACCATCCTTAGAATCGCCGCAACAATCATATCTGAATTCAAATGATCCATCCCAGTTATTATACAGAGCATCATATGCTGTATTACCAGTTTTCCATTCAGCTTTACTGATAGGATATTTCATAGTTCCATCTTGGTTTGTTATACCGGTCTGGAATGCAGAGTTTGGAAGAGTATTATCACTGATCTCAATACAGAATTCTTTCATATCCTCTGGATCATAAGCTCTTGTAATATCAGTCTTCTTTGAATCTCCCATATTACCGAGAGAGTAGAAGTGCCAGTCTGTATCCTGAAATTCTCTATGAGTAGTAATATCAGGATCAGATTCTTTAATAAAGATTACACAGTTGACAAATTCCATAGAGTTTTTAACTTTAGGATCTCTACGTACCGCAGGACTTTCATATGGTAAAAAGTCGTTGAATCTCTTCTGTCCTAATGCATTAGTTGCCATATTTGAAGATGCTACATTTACTTTAAAATTCCACCAATTATTTGGAACAGAGTTTCTTGTAAGACTAATCTTACCAGTTCCGTCCTCATATTTTGTGCCATCACCAAGAACTAACTCTGTCTTATAGTTAGGATCAAGAGGAATCTTACTATTGATCTGATGTACACCATCCGCACAACAAATAACATCAATATTTCTGGCAGCAAAACCATATTCATTACTTGTAGTTCCCTGTCCGGCGTGGAAACAGTTAATAAATTTCCAGTTATCTAATTTAGGATCCCCATTCTTATAAATACATTCCATAGAAGTATTTTTAACAAAATCCTTCTTGTCATTTGTGAAATGCGGCGCTTCAATTTTGATTACTCTTAGATTCGGGCAAGCATTAGCTACAGAATCTGGAGTAAGAGCATTGTTGTCATTGTAGATCTGGTTTCTATTATATCTTGCAATCATTTCATCTGAATCTCTAGCATCTGCAATAAAGTTAGCAAGAATGTCAGAATCTGTGAGAGAAGCAGAATAAGCTTTCATTCTATAAATCAACACATCACAATCCGGAGAACCGATAGTAATCGGAACAGGAGAATACTGGTGCAGTCTATGAGAATTATCATAAATAAGAGGTCTTCCTCCAACTCCGTCTTCATAAGTCATAATGATAGAAGTTGCAGATGTGTCTTTTGTATCAATTGTATTGATATTATATTCAAATTCAATAATATCCTCTTCGCTATATGGAAAATATAAGCTGTCAGTAGAAGTGTTCACGTATGCTTCGTGAACATCCATTTTAATACCTACGTCAGAGCCTTCAGTACCATCAATACATGATAAGAAAGTAGCAGAAGCATTACGAACATTCTGAGTCTTAAATACAAATTTGAATTCAGAACCAGTCTGTTTCGGGTCTTTTCCGAAGAGATTATAATTAATCTGAGCAGTTGTTCCAGCTTTTACACAGAAATACTGGTTTCCAGAAGCATCAATTTGGTATCCACCATTATCCCAGTCAAAGTTATCTGATACTGAAAGAGTAATAGCAGAGTTATTTTTATCGGTCCAGAGTCTGTCGGTATCTCCATTGGATTTTCCAACAGGGTTAAAATCAAATGCTAAGTTAGCTGTGATTGGTTCAACATCAATATCAAGTTTAGTGATATTAACTGATAAAATCTTAGTCACTTTACGACATGAGATGGTCAGGTTATGTTTTCCTTCAGTGGATGACTTATAACTCCAGATTTGAGCAGAACGATTTACAGAAAGAGTGCTCTGTACTTTACCATCAATTGATAGTTTTACAGAGGCTGGATTGTGATCAGGATCATATACAACATATTTAATACTTGTTGCCTGGTACTGTTGTGCTGTAAATTCCTGTTGAGCACATCCAATAATAGGAGTTCTATTTGTAGGATCAACACAAATAATATCTTTACAAATAGTATTTGAGGTTATTTCTTTATTGTTAATTGTCGCAGTCATATATACTTTGAGTAAATGGCTGCCATGTTCCTGTTTAGGAATATTATAAGACATAATTCTGCCGGAGGACTGAGTTTCAACAGTGCCTAAGTCTTCACCATCAAGAATAAAATGAAGAGTCTTATTAACGTTTCCATAAGGTGTATATCTAAATACTACATCTGTATTTGTATATAACAAAGTATCATCAAATGTGCTTTCAAGTTTGAATTCTACAATAGTAACAGTCCATGTCTTAGTGGCAAGTGTCCCAAAACTATCGGTAATAGTTAATCTAATAGTATTTGCACCGACATTAAGATATTCAGTGATATCAAAACTATTGTTTCCTTGCGCAGCCGTATTCGTAGCTACAATAGTATTACCAACTTTCCACACAGCAGTACCGGCTCCAGTTGTATCACCAGTATTATCTACAGATGAAAAACTATATTCAATAATTGCTTTTGAACCAAGTAAGAAAATAGCATCTGCATTTGTGATTCTTTCAATAGTAATAGTAGTAGTATCTGAGGAAGATCCTCCACCACCTTCAATTTTAAAGCTTTTCTGGATTTCTCCATCCTTTAAAAATGTAAAAATACTATTTTCGTATGTAACATCGTACTCTGCAGCCGCAGGATTTTTCTTGATTTCTTCAATAGCGGCCTTAACATCTGTAATATCTGTATTAATTCCTTCAAACTGAGTATCATAAGAAGTCATATTTTGTTTCAAGATATCTACAGCATTTTTGGCCTCATCAGATTTTGTAGTAGCACTTTCTACTTTCTTCTCAATGTTTGAAATAGTAGTTTTTATCTCTGAGACAGCAGTAGTATTGGCATTTACATTCTTTTCGATTTCAGTTTTAGCTGTTTCAAGTGGACCAATTCGATTAGAGATTACTGTATCTTTCTCGTCCATTTCTGCTTCAAGTTCCTGCTTCAATGCAGCTCTCCACTCAGCAGATGGCTCAATAGAACTAAGTTCTACAGTCTGAATAATAGTTTCTCCATCTTTGAATACTAATGAACCTTTTCCATTGACAACAGAATACTCAACTATAAGGTTTGCAAGACTGTTAATAGTAATAGGTTCTCCAATAGGTTCCGTTCCATCTTTAAACACTAAATTTCCAGTTGTGTTGTCATATTCAACTTTTAAGTTCTTCAAACTGTCAATACCAGAAATAGCAGTGTTTAATTCTTTGACTTTTGTATCAACTTCTGTTTTTGTATAATATGCTTTCAGAGATTCAGTTACTGTTCCATTAAGATCATTCATAACAGATGTTTTTACATCTGCTTTTATATCATCTACATTAATAGAAGCAGCGGAAGCTTTTGCTTCATCTGCGTATTGTTTTGCTTCGGCTACATGACCAAGAATCATATTTACAAAACTTGTATACCAATCTTCAGAAGGTTCAAGGATTCCGTCATAATTTAATCCTTGAAGAACAGTAAACTTACCATTTGGTCTGGTTCTCCAAATATAATTGTTTCCTTTTTCATTTACGCCAGTAGCCATAATTTCAAAAATTATATCTCCGGCATTTGCTGTAACAGCAGCATCAATCAACCAACCAAATCGAATATAAGTATTGTTGGAAGCTACATTGATAACTGTCGCTACTTTACCTTTTTTCTCAGCTATAGATTCATATCTTATCTGGATGAGCATATCCATAAGATCCATACCATCCCAATATCTTGGAATCCTAAATGGCATATACTGGCTGTTTTCTTCCTGCATAATATTAATCTGTGTAGCATCAACGGCAATATTTTTTAAGTTATCCACTGTTGAATATGCATTGTCTTGATATTTGGTATATACTTCATAACGACCATCAGTACATAATGTATATTCCTCAGTGTCTACGGCTAACTCAGCACTCAAAGTCATTGCCGAATTAGCCGCAGCAGCAATTTTAGAATCTTTAAATGACATATCATGACTCCTTTACTTTAATAATTTATCCAGATCGACAACTTGATCAAGATGAACGACTCCATCCTGTGTGCCATCAGGATCTTTACCTGTCATATCTTCGGCTACCATAGCAGAAAGATCTTTTACAACGATACCATTTCCGGTATCTTCACCATTTCTGTCTGTTAAAGTGATTTTTCTGTCTTCTGTATTAAGACGAATATCTTTTACCATACCTTCATAAGTTGCTTTATTCTGAGCATTGAGATCTTTAATCATTCCTTCCATCGCAAGGAGTCTCTGATCAATTTCAGTAAACAATTCAGAAGGTTCATATTTATCAAATTGTACAAGTGGAGTAATATGAATAACACCTGATGTGGTTTTTCGAATATAAGAAGTGTACGTTCCGTCTTCATTAGCAACAAGTTTTAAGAACGTGAAAGATACTTCGATATCCCCGGCTTCAGCAGTAAGTGCTGCATCGACAGGGATTAAATACTGGATATAATTCTGTTCATATTCAAGATTATTTATAATAAGTTGTGTCATTTTAATTTTGTCTGACACTGGGAGCTTATACTTCATATAAACAGTTGTATCTGACATATCAATCTGTTCCCGGTACATTTTATTTGTTACAATCTGAATCTTATCTACATAATTGCTTCTTTCCACAATTGATTCTTTGACTGTTGTTACAACAGTATTTTCATCTGTAATTTTTAGTGTATACATAACTGCCTCCTTCCTTATTTAGTCTGAGTTTTTTCTAAAGCTTCAATTCTAGTCTGTAGTGACTTAATAGTTTCTTGCAGTGTTGTGACTGATGAATTCGCATTATCAGCACTTTTCTTGATCTCAGCAGTATTCTGAGTCAAAGTAGTAATATTGTTCTGTATTGTTTCGATATTATTGGTCATGCTAAGTAATGATGTATTGATCTGTTCAATTGAAGTGTTAGAAGAAGAATCTGCAGACTGCAGATCAGAAATAGATTTCTGTACAGCAGTCATAGATTCTTTCAATTTATCCACATCAGCTCCCAGCTGAGTAAGCTTTCTTCCAACAACAAGGGCATCAGCGAATGCACCCTGTTTAGATAATGTCATATCTGATTCAGGGAGATTAGCCAGATAATTATAATCATACTTAACAACACCAACAGAGGTTTGAATTCCCTGAATATATGTTGCCATTATTACTCACCTTTTTCTACAAATTCATATAGTACTGTCATATCAAGCATAGACAGTTTGTCTTCATTAGATTTAAGCATTTTCTTGAGAGATTCCTCTGGGATCATCTCAACATCAAGTTCACATGTTTTATCATAAATTTTCTGCAGACTTTCTTGGATTTCAGGGATGATTTTATCTTTTATGTCATCATTAAGAGCACGATTTCCTGTTTCATTACCGTTTTCGTCAACAATAGGATGTGAGTTTTCCTCTGTAAAATAAGAATCAACTAACTCCTGCTCAACCTCTGAGATTTTATCTACCTGCGCCTTAAGAGCCTTCAGATTCATTGTATTCGCCCAGAATACATCAACATCTCCTGCGATTAAATCCGCACGACTCTTCATAGAATTTAATGTTTTATACATTGCCATAATGTCTGCATTTACAATAACTTTTTTCATAATCCTTGTACTCCTTTTATATTAATATGTAACTTTATTTTCTCTGACGAGTTCTTCAATAGCATCATTTAGATATGCTTCAAAGTCAGAATATAATGTTTCGATAGCCGCTTTAGAATCTTCTGTGATCAAAGCCTTAGCTTTATCAATAGCCATCTGTTTAGCAGTTTTCTGAGCTTCTGCATCAAACTTACCTTCCTTTTTCAAAGCATCTACATAAGTCTGATTAACTGTGAGCACTGCTTTACTAATAGCATCAGTAGCAGCGTCTATATATTTTACGAGCTGATCATTCTCCAAGTTCTTTTCCTGTTCTTTAATCTTTACTTTTAGGAAGAGGATTCCATAAGTAATAAGAAGTGGAAGAATACCAGTAATGATCAGATATAATACGTCCTGAATACCCTGTTTGATGTCCATAGTCATACCTCCATTCATCCTACAGCCTCATCTTCAGATACATGATCGAAGACTGGCTTTTCTTGTGCTTCTAAATTGCACATTGCAGTATCATAGGTAATACCTCCGACCTGGTTTTCTTTACTAGCTTTGGCATAATATCCTAAAATTGTAGGAATCAACGCTGCCGGAATACCTATGAGCGCATACATATAACTCGTATCTCCAGTGAGACTTATCATATGTTCACTAAACCAAAGAATCTGTAAGCAAATAGCAAAGACTACAAACACAATAAGCTTACTTGTATTTGGTTTTTTCAAATTAAATCTTTTAACCTTTGCTGCCTTCAGATTTCGTTTCATTTCAATCTGCCGATTTTGGGCTTTAATTTTCTTTAATTCAAGTTCATATTCTCGATTGGTCATATTTCACCTTCTCAAATAAAATTAAATAAAACAGACTATAGTATCATGCTATAGCCTGTTTAAGAGTTTCTATTTCTTGTTTAAGAGTTTCTATTGTGGATAGAGCAGTAGTAAGAGATTTCTCCAAGTCGTCAATACGATGGTGAGCTTTTTGAGTCATATGAGTGTTGAGAGAAATGAATTCTCCATATCTCAAACCATATTGTATAAATTGTCCTGCTTCATTAGGTTCGTCTAACTTATCTTTGAGAAGAAAACCTGCTTCTTCATTACTTATTCCATATTTATTAATTGTTTGTTCTATTTCTTGAGAAATAAATCCGTAATGCACTCTGTCGTGGTTATCTGTATCTGTAAAATTTTTAAATTTATAAGATACCCCTCTAAATTCCATATAAGCCTTTTCAATATTTTCATCATATGATTTAATATCTTGTTTTAAATTTATGTCTGAATCCGAATTAAGACTAGATTGAGTACACCAAATTGAAGCAAATCTACTATCTGTTGTACCAAGAGAAACTTTCCCATTTGCTAAACCATTTGAAGGGGTTCTAGGAATAATATTCATACCTTGTTTTACACATTTGATTCCATATCTGTCTCCAAAAATACCACTAGAACCAGGTTCGCCTTGTGGTCCTTGTGGTCCAGCTGGTCCAGGATCTCCTTGATATCCTCTCGGACCACGAGTACCATCAACGCCGTCTTTTCCATCAATCCCATCTTTCCCCTTAGGGATACTAAATTTAAATGTCAAAGTATCTCCTGCAGTGTTTACAGAAGTCTCTACTTTAGGATCATCGTTATAATTAACTTGACTGGCAGTTGCTTTGTAAGAAGCAATCTTTCCGCCACCAGAATTTAAAGATGTGTATGTGTGTCCACCCATATGAATTGCGTTTACATACAAACAATTAAATTTATTATTTTTAGAACCAATATTCATGGTTGCGCTTGCGTCTCTTTTGATACTTGTTATAACCGGGATTCCGTTTGTATTCTCATCAGTTTTTTTTTCAGTATAAATATTATAAGGCATAATACACCATGTAGCGGTAACATCAGCATCTTGCTTATCTACGTTACCAATACCAATTGCACAACCACCTTCTGTATTTGGAAGCAACGTATGATTATGTCCATATCCATTATATGAAAAATATTCTCGATTATCATAATCAAGATAGATTGGATTTCCAGAACTATTAACTTCATATGGTGTCCATTTCATATTCTGATAAGGGATAGATCCTGTTTTAGTATCTATAACAAATTGACTTTGTACTAAACAATTGCTTTGTATTTGCATAGGCGCAGTAACAAGGAGAGTATCCCCCATGATTCGCAAAGTATTTCCCCCTCCAACATCTGTAGATATCATATATCCGCATTCATCACTTAGCCCGAATCTTAAATCACCGCTTGTAAGTCCCCAATTAGTAGCAGAGATGATTTCTCTTGAATCAGTAGGGTTACCGTTTACATCATTATAATAAATGCTGTAACTTCTTTTTGCAGTCATTGTTCTTGCGGTTACATTTCCGGCGAAAGTACCAGAAGAAGCATAAATAGTTCCAGAAATAATAGCATTACTTGCTTGTAACAAACCATTTTTTGACACTTTAAATCCAGTTGCCCCAGAGGGTATTTCTTGATCTTCATTTTGAATAATACCAATTTTTCCATCAATAGTAATATATCCACTAAGATCAGATGGAATATTAGGTCTATCGTCAAGATCATTATAACTTAGTCCGTTAACAGTTGAACCTGGTCCAAGTGTAAGTGAATTAGCAATTATATCTCCTGTAAAGCTTCCTGAAGTAGCTGTAATATGACCTTTAAATGTAGCACCTTGACTATTAATGTTTAGGTAATCACCCCAATGAATACCATCTGGACTTATACTTATGCTTCCTTTATTAGCAGTTAAAGAATTACTTGAAATAATCCATCCACCAATAAATCCATCATTAGCTGCAATCTTACCTGTAAACTCACCTTGATTAGCATACATCTTACCGTTAGAATCAACCATAAAATTACCGTCACCAAGAGCAATGCCATTGATTCCTACATATACATTTTTATTCGTTGAAATAGAAGAGAGATATTGAGTAGGAAAATCTTTTAATCCAGAATACAATTTTCCAGCTTCAATAACGAAACCTTTTTCGCCACCAATATAACCAGAATTAGCAGAAATCTTTCCACCAAACTCTCCGTCACCTTTGAAATGAGCATTTCCTGAAGTATCTATACTAAAGTTCTTCGAAGTAATAGCGCCGTTCTCCATGTCAATCAATGTTCCTGCCTGGGAATAAAGAGGAGAAGTGTTTGAAGGATCTTTGTAATTATTAGATTTCAGTTTTCCTGTTTTGATCAAGAGAGCATTAACATTCTCTGTACTGATAGCTCCAGCATCAATCTGAGTCTTACCTGCAGTTGTGCCATTGGTATTGATTGCTGTAATCACACCATCAATATTGATCTGATCTGCTTTAATACCTACAACTTTAGATGAAACAAGATTTATAAAATCTGGAGTCAGCTCTAATTTAGATTCTCCAGTCCCACCAGTAGCAATAAGATTCAACTTATCAGCAGTCTGTGTTATAGAAGTAGAAGCTGCATCAAGCTTTTTATCTGTATCAAGCTTATTATTTGAAACCGTCTGAGTAATTCCATCAACAGTTTGTTTATACTCTGTATATTTTGTATAGATAGACGATCCGTCTTCATTAAACAAACTGTTTTGTATACTCTGTACGATTTGACCCTTTTGAGGATCAGTAATGTTAGTAATCTGCTCAGTTGTCTGGTCTTTAAATGAAGTATATTGCTGACCGAACTTTTTACCATCAAGGTATACCTGACTGATATCAATTCCACCTTGTTCATTCGGTTCTACCATAGTAAAACTTAGTTTTTCTTTATTGATTGTTCCATCAGAGATCATATTATTGACAATAGTGTTATCAGGAATACCTGTTTGAGTGATACCATTTTCATCAAATAATGCTGTCTTATCACCGTTCTTGACAACAAAATTAAACTTTCCGGTACCATCCTGACCAATCTGTACCCTAACAGCTCCTGTTGAATCATAGAACTGCTGAGTGCTATTCTTAAAGGCAATACCAGCTTTTCCACTAGAGATGATCATAAACTCATCAGCAGTAGCAGTATGAGTATTTAAGTCAGCTACGGTCATCTTCTTAGCAATAAGATCCGTGATTACTGCTTGGTCAATAGTTACATTCTGAGCAGTAAGATGTACTGCCTGGAGATTACCTACACCAGCATTTCCTGCCAGGAGATTTTTTACATTAATCATATCAGCATTAATCTGGTTAGATTCTATAATCTTAGCTGACAGCTTTTCAATATTTGCCTGTTCCGCTTCGAGAATACGAGTTGTGATCTTATCTGCGGAAATAAGTTTTACATCGAGATATTTCATGAAAGCAGTATCAACAGTAAGCTTATCAAATACACCTTCTTTTGCTTTCACGAGTTCTGCAATAATTGTATCAGCAGTAATGGTTCCGCCAGACCCTGTTCCTCCAGTGACAGTTCCACCTAACATTGAATTGAATAGAGGATTTGAAAAGATTTGTTTGATAGCTTCTGATGTGATGACATAATCAGAAGTAGAAGATTTGTTGACTGAATTAACACGACCACCATTACGGTTGGAAGTATTAAGGGCATCGTTTAAAAGAGTATTATAATCATTCCTTTTAGCTTTGTACTGAATCATATTGCTAAAAGTAACTTCCATAGATTCATCTAAATCACAAGGATTATATGTGATTTCAATTACTCTTAGTTTAATATAATTAGTATCAGTGATTCCTACACGCACAAAATCATTTACCGCAAGCTGTTCATGGTACTCCTTAAATTCTGGAAGAGCGTATACATTCTCTACATCATCAGTATATGTATATTGTGGATGTGATTCCACATACAATTCTTCCAATGCATCGTCATAAAGAACTTTAGACTTATCTACGGCATCAGCAGTACTGTCAAGAGTAGTAACAATAATATTTTCATTTGTATAAGTGGATTGGCTATATAAACTCTTAATAATATATGTTTCTTTATCAGTAAAAGCTGAGTATTTGTTCTGTACTTTACCAAAATTTTCAAGTAACACATCTTTTGCAATCTGGTTTCGTTTCTCTTGAATTTCAGGTTTCTTAGCCGCATCATATTCAGCTTGACGTTCCTTTAATGCAGTTTCAGCCTGATCTTTTAAATTCAAATAATCCAGATATTTCTGATGCATTTGAGTGAAATATGCCTCTTCGTATCCAGAAAGAGGATTATAACCATCTGCATAACCACTCTTTTTTAATTCTTTAATACAGCTATCGTAAGTTGAAATCTTTACTTTTAATTCTGAGATTCCATATAACTTCCAATCAGTTTCATAAGCTTTTATAATATTTTCAGATTGCGTGAAATACCCAAACTGGCTAGGTGAATCGCCCATCTCTAATTGCATACCGCATATAGTGAAATCATTAGTTCCAGCGAATGCTACATCAATTAAACGAGAAGAAAGATTAAAAGAAGTATAAACTCTTGTCCAAGAAGATGTAATGTTATAAGCAACATTCTTTCTATCTTCTCCAGTGTTATTATAACCAAGATAAAATGTACCGGATCCTTTTACAAAACAACTAAGAGTATATCTCTGAGATGGTTCAATACTAATATTGTGTTGATAAATTCCTCCATTAGTACCAGTTACTTTAACTCCACGAGTGATTCCATAAGCAGGAGCATCATCAATTTGTATAGTTTGAAAAGAAGAAGTTCCAGGGTTTACCATATACCAATCTTGGCCCAACACAATCGGATTTACACATGAAATAATATTTCCTTTACCGAATCCTTCTACGGTTTCGTCTTGAGCTTGTAATGCAGCTACAATAGATGGAAGAGTGTAGTTCATAATTGATTCATATAAAGGCCAATCATGTGACTTTTTTAAAGCTTCTAAATCAAAATTCTTTTCATCATCAACATATAGAGCTTCTAAACCCTTAATGATTGCCATGTTAGCATTATATGCATCTTTTAAATCTTCAACTTTTTTCCCGAACCAATTTGTTTGAGCAGTATCAATTGGGACTCTATTCATTAATTCAGTAAGAACTTCCAAATTTTTATTATATTCTTTGGATAAATTAATAAACTCTTCTCTGCGGGACTCTCGGTAGCTTTGCCATGCATTATATTTTTCTTGTAGTGAAGTATCCATGTAAGGCTCACATATAAAATAGGAAAGATCAGTAATTACAGAATCACCAAAATTGACTGCATCAATATTATAATCATCTAAGCCTTCAACATAAAATTGTGTAACTAAATTTTCATCTCTGGAAATAGTTATACTATTCTGAATGTTTCTAAAACCCAAAACTACATTTGTATCTTTACCTAAGCTGTCAGGTCTATAAACATTTATGGTCATATTTACAGTATCAAACTCAAACACACATTTATAGGCTTGTGCGGCCTCTTGTGTTAAGAAAGCATATACATTTTGATCGTCTACTTCAAAGTTACATATATTATTAGGGAGTAATTTTCCATCGTCATCAGGAGTAATATTATCCACATAACCTATATGCCAACCAGGAACATCTGCATGTTTTAATACTAAATGTAAAAAACTTAGATCTTCATTTTCTGAATCATAAAACTTAATCTGATAAAACTTATTTGTATCATGAGTTGCCTGATACATCATTTCATAGGAATCTTCTTCGCCCATATTAATTTTAAAGTTTTTCAGTTTATATTGAGTAAGCATGATTTCATAAGACTCAGCAGTAATCTCTTTAGTTTCACGCAAACCATCATTATTAATAGTTGGCGGATCTACTATTTTGAACCAAATGCCATCACAGTATAGCTCCATTAGCTCATCAAGTTCTTCATACCCGTCAGTAACAGTATTGTTTATGTATTTATCAACAGTAAATGTTAATTCAGCTGTATTATTAGTTTTTAACGACAATAAAGCGGTAGATGTATCAATGCCTCCTAGCGCACAATATAATCTTTTGCCAGGTTTAGCTAAATAAATAATAGAAGGCTCAGTACGTCCATAAATATCATACTTATGATTTATTTTCACCCAAACGCACCCACCTTTCTTGGTTCTCTATAAATAAGCTCAAATGTAGCATCACCAGTGAATCTTAATTCATTTTCACCGTAAGCCAATCTAAGCCAGTATATATTATCTATATCTTTTACACCCAAATCTTCAAAACTTATAATTGAATTAGTAATGTCATATATTTTTAAATGCTGGCAATCAATATAAAAGTCATCATCTTTTAAAGCATTTATTTTCATTGTTCCGTTATTGTCTGTTACATTTTGGATTGTAATAGTGCCATGGCTTTTAGGGGAAATTTTAATAAGAGGATAGATGTAATCTTCATGACAGTCAGAAGTGTTGTTAATTATATAAGTTTTTGGAAGAGTAGAAGAAGAGGTGATATTATGCGTAATCTCAGGAGTGTAACCATATGGACTGTCGCAAGTGACTGTAAAATTCATTTCATATGGGAACACAACATGATCAGTAGTAATTTCTGTGAATGTAGCAAAGAACTCTATATCTTCGTAGAAGTAGTCACCACCAAGTATCTTAAATAATTTTGGTGTTTGTGGAGAAGTTAACCAGCCATTAATAATACGGATATTGCTTGAAGAAAGGTAATCAGTATCATTCATCTGTATAACACCTAATTTAACATCTGGTATGTACTCCAATGGGAAAGTAATAATACCATTTTTCAATATAGGAGTACATTTTTCTGGGTATGTAATGATTCCACTAGATAATTCAGGTGTCACATTTATATTGTGACAAGGATTTTTCATGATGCTAAGTGTAAAGCTATAATTATCGTCGTACACTGTTCCGAAATGATTTTCTCTTGCTCTATATCTATTCTTTTCTCCTAACTGTAAAGATCTGCTTTCAAGATTATCATTGTCTGTGATTCCAGTCATTATAATCCCGTATTCACTAGAATTATGTCCATCAAATTCAAATTGTAACATTTATTCACCTCTTTCATTTTATAATTTCATACAATAAAAGAACTGCCGAAGCAGTCCTTTTATCATCTAAGCTTTCTCCAGTCTCTAGTCATATTTTTGTTAATAATTGTAGAAACTTTGTTTGCGACATCTTGGATGTCTAAATCATTACTCATATTTGCTACATTAATGTTCACTTCGTTGTTGATAGTATAATCATTATTTGTGGCAGTAGGAGTAACCGGGTTAAACATATTGGTAAAATTATTCATTGCAGCAATAGAAGGCTTGAGCAGACGAGTAAATTCCTCGGTCATTACTGATTCGCCAACTTTTGCACCAATGAATCCCTGATCTCCATTACTAATAATAGCTTTACCTAAAAGAGTACTCATATCAGCAGGTATTAGTTTATTTATTATTCCACCAGTAGCAAAACCATATGATTTATACTTTTGAAGTATCTGATTTTTTAAAGCAGAACCCCATGAATCATATTTTTTAACACCTGGAGTACTAATTCCAAGAATATCTGCAAGCTGTTGCATTTCTTTTGGTCCGACTTTTTTACCTTTGGAATTGAAGTAACCTACTAACTGACTAACACCAGATGGAATATCAATTGCTCCATCTGGACGATTAGGTAGAGAGCTTGTCCAATCCTTCAGATATGCCTTTTTGAATCCTTCAACTGCGACATCAGACTGGTAGCTATGATTAGCCCCATTTTGATATGCATATTGCATGGCGGCTCTTAAGTTATCTCCAGAAGTAACATCAATCCCTGCATTAGCTGCATAGGATTTAATTGCTTCGTAATGAGCGTTTGGCATTACATGAACGGTACAAGTAGCTTTAGCAAGACCACCACCGCCAATAGCAGTAATGATACATTTTCTTGTCTTAGACTCATCACGCGCCATTAAACCGTTCTTATCAAGACCTGAAGACACACCACGAACTGTACCGTCAGAAGATACCTTTGCAATAGATTCATCAGAACTTTTCCATTCAATATCAGAGTGCTCCGGTTTGCTTGGTGACCATGTTGCTTTAAGCTGCTGTTTAATATGGTCATAAGTTAAATAAATATCAGTAGCGTTTAGTTTTAAACTGTATTTCTTGTTATTAACTGTACCTGGAGTTTCATTTCCAGCACCAGTGGAATCTTTATTGCTATTAAATGTATTGTGAATACCATTCTCAGCACCGGTATATGTATTATTACCAGTTGTAGAACCACCTTGTCCATTGCTTGTTCCGTATGGAAGAGTAACTTTCATATTAGAAATGGTTTCTAATGCTTTTATCTGTTGAATCAAACTTGTATTGAAATCAGCAGACTTACCTATCATAGTATCAAATGTGCTAGACACCTTAACACCATACTGATCCATCACAGTATGTAAATGTTTATATGTGTTATCATAATTAGTGGTTACATTGGTAAGCATTCCACTAATAATAGCTTCCTGAAACGAAGAATTTTTCTTTACTGCATCAAGTGTATTATCAAGAGCTTTATTCGCTTCATTAGAAAAATTCTCATAGCCGGTATTTTTCATATCGACTTCGTGTTGATGCATGGTATCTGCCATATCATCTTCGGCATCTGCAAGTTCCGCACGTAATTTCTCAAGACGAGCTTTGGCGGCAGCATTACTGGTTCCTTCAAGAGCAGCTATCTGGGATTTAAGAGTATTAATATCTTTAGACTTCTTTTTTAAAGTTTTGTCATAATCGTAATATTTCTCTTTAGCAGAAAGAGCGTCTTTACGCTTATCAATATTTTCCTGAAGTAAATCATTCTCTTTCTTAATTTGAGTCTCATACATATCAAGCATATTCTGTTTCAGTTCAGAAAGAGCAGTAGATTCTTGTTGAATACCATCAAGAAGTTGTTTGCTTTTCTCATTGTATTCGTCTAAGCTGTAACAACCATTTTTATATTGTTCTTCAAGCTTATTAAGACCTTCCCTATAGTTAGCAATCTTCTGTTTTGTCGCATCTATAGATTCTTGAGTTAATAAAATGTTAGTTAATCCATTTGTAGTAAATGAACCATCATCATTGTAAAAACTTTCAGCGTCACCGAGAAGTTTTTGCATAGTCTGATATTCAGTGATAACATTTGATAGTTTATCTTGTGCATCATCAAATGGTTTCCAGCGAAGTTCCATGATTTCATTTTTCAGATTTTCTATATCACTGCCGATTTTTAAAATTTGTTCGTCAATCTGTGCTATAGAATTAAGATATTTCTGGGCTTCTTCATTATTCATAGAAGAAAAATGAGTATCATAGTATTCGGCTTTTTCTGCACGAAGCTTTTGAAGTGCATTGATCTGTCTCGCATTAGATTTAATGCGCTCCTGATAAATCTTTTCGTTAATCTGATACTCAGGATTATCATTTGCTTTTGCGTAATCAATTACTGCATCCTGCTTGGAACCTGCACGATCCCAGCGGTCAACAGCCCATTGTTTTATCTGTTCACGATTATCTTGTAAAGCCTGAACTAATTCAGCAGCTTCATTTTCTAACTTAACAGCCTCTGTCTGGAGACTATAAAGCTGTTTCTTCATCTTTTGGTATTCTGGATCGACAGTTTTATGTCCATTTACCTTAAGATATTCTTTCATCCTACCTTTATATTCTTTTATTTCTTTATCAGTAAGACGTTTCTGTTCATTGGTATAATAGAGTTCCTTTTTCATGTATTTTTCATATTTAGAACCAGGTTTCTGATTATACCCTTGTGAGATTCTCAATTCCTGTTTAGCTTTGTAATAGTCAGCTTTATTCTCACGTTTACCTATGACGGTGTCATAAGCTTCAATAACACGTTCGACCTTTGCTTTAGCTAAATCTTTCTGTGACTTAGTGAGTTCACGAATCGCTTTGTCACAATCCAAGATTTTTTCATACCATTCCTGATATGCGTCAACACGTTTCTTATCATCTTCGGATAAACTTTCAATATTGATTGTACCATTCTGGACTTTCTTTTTCAGTTCATCAGATAAACCAACAGCAGAAGCAACTTCATTTGCTTTAGCTACGTATTTTGCTCTGGAATCTTTTTGTGTCTGTAATTGTTTATTTAGATTTTTAAGTGCTTTATCATAATTCTTCTCAGAAGACTTATAATTACTATAATCGCTTTCAGCGATATCTTGATACTTTTCAACGATTCTCTCTAAACGATCAAGAGCAGTTTCTATCCAGTCTTTAGCTTGAGTACTTACTTTTTTAATTGTATCATCTAATTCTGATGTACCGTCTGCATAGGCAGGAGCAAGGGTTACACCGGAAGCAGTGCCTTGTGCATATGCTCTAGCATGACCATGTGTAGCACCATGCTTTAATAAATCCTCTGTTTGAGTGGCTGAAAAGATGATGTCACCTTTTTTCAAATTCTCAATATGAGCGCCACCAGGAATAAGTGACCACACACCATCACGCACTATAGATTCAGAATGACCGTTGATGCCTACCTCATTAACAAGGGCTTGCTCATCATGTTTAAGTGCTACTTCTCCTTTTGCATGAGCAGAAGAGAGAGGTTTCATATTAAGAACATTATAAGCTGTGCCGGAAGCGTGAGCAATTGAGGTCATAGTGCCAGAAGCTTTACCACCTATATACGTAACATGTGCTACTTTGTCCGAAGGTGGAGCCTGACCACCTAATGTATAAGTTACTGTTGCAGTCTTATCATTTGGAGGATCTTGAGATCCTAATGTATAATTTACATCAGCTTTTTGATCTTCAGCAGGTTCCTGATCACCTTTGGTATAATTTACATTAACACTTGCAGGATCGGATTCAATCTGAGCTTTGATAGCTTCTGCATTTCCTACATTACTTTCATCTACGCCAATAGCAATCTGTACTTCTGGTGGAAGAGCAGCAATTTCACTTATAAGACTTTGAACTTTATCATCTTGAACAATTGCATCAATAGATACATTTTTATCTTGCAATTCGGCTATTCGTGACTGGAGTTGGTCTACTAAATCTGCACCTTGGGTCTGTGCAACAACTTCAACTTGTTTGTCATGTACTTGCTGCAAGGCATCAATAAGAGCTTGTACTTTATCTGCTCCCTCAACATCTCCTAGAATAGTTAATACTTTCTGTTGATTTGTCAATTCTTCTATCTTAGAATCTATATCATCAATAGACATCGTATTAACATCAAAATCTAAGTCAATACTTCCCATTTTTCCGTCTGCTGCAAGTGCTTGTACATCGGCAAGAGCGTCATCAACAGAAGTTGTATCAACATCTATTTTGATTTTATCACTAATATCCTCATTGGATAATTGTAATAACTGATCTTCGGCAGTTTGAATATTGTCTGTATCTACTAATTTGATACCTGAATCAGTCTGAGCCTGTTGTAAGGTTTCAAAAGCTGCATTGGCATCTTGAGTAGCCTGATCAAGGGTGTTGTCCATACCATTCTGATAAAGTTGTGTTTGCTGATCCATTTCATTCTTAGCTTGCATGAAATCTTGAGCAGCTTGTACGACATCTGATGATAAACTAGACTGCCCAATAGCAGAAGAACTATATTCAGCATTCTGTTCTTGAGCAATAGCGGCTTTGTACATTGATTGCACTTGTTCTCCGCCAGTATACTCTGAATGGAATTTGCCATCACGATCTCTATATTTATTTACTTCTTCCTGCAGGTCAGCTACCTGTTTATGAGCAGTATCTAAATCAGTAGTATCAAAATCAAATGTGTATGTTTTGCCAGTAAGGTCAGACAATTCGTCCTGTGCATCTTTAGCCTCAGAAACTAAATCTTCCAAACCTTTTGTCGCATCCATAGTAGGAGCATTAACTTTCAAAACACCTAGACCTTCAAGAGCAGTAAGAATCTGATCTTTAGACAACTGAGTCTTATCTGCTAACTGTTGTATGGCATCTTCAGCCTGTTCCATACCCTCAACATTATAAGCACCATCATTTAATTTGATGCCCTCTAATTGTGTACGGTTATATTTAGAAAGGGTTTCAAATGACTTTTCAGTAGCGGCATCGTTTTCTTTATGGGCAGCAGTAAGAGCTTCCAATGAATGTGTATATTCAGCAGCCCTATCAGGATCATCACCGAATCCCATCTGTTCAGCAGTCTGTGGTTTCTCCCAAGACCCCTTAGTAGTTTCTTTAGAGGAATCACTACTTTCCTCAGAATCTTTTAATTTACCAGCTTCTTTTAAAGCCTCAATAACAGAACGAGCTTGGTCTTTAGTTAAACCGAGTTTTTCACATAAAGATTCAACAGCTTTTTCAGCATCGCCTAATTCAGTGTCCCATTTACCGTCATTGAAATCTATACCTTCTAACTGTTCAGAAGTATATTTCCCAAGAGTATCTACTAAAGAAGTAACATCTGTGTTCTGTTCTTCATATGCTTTATTGATACCATCAAGAGCTGTAGTAACAGAAGCAGAATCTGTTATGATACCATCCATTAATGAAGATACATCTGTTCCTAAAAGAGCTTCAACAGTTGTACCGGCAGAAGCAGCCAGCTCTTCTTGTTTAGCTTTTAATTGATTAATAGCTGCATTTCGCTGATCATTTGTCAATTGATCATTTTTTTGAACTCTTTTTATCTCTTCTTCGTAGGCTTGCGCTCCCATGGCAGATGAATTGAAATTATCAATAGCATTTTGAGCAGCATCTTCTGAATAAGACTCCATGTTATCATAGGTTTCTTTTAAATCCTGTTTATATTTATTAACTTTATCCTCAGAAGCAGAAATAGCAGTAGTGTTAGTACTATCTGTATTTTTCAGTTCTTCGAGTCGTTTCTGTTCATCTGAAAGGGCAGAAGTAAGTTCTTGAGTTCTGTCTATACCTTCCTCTATAGATGATATAAAGTTATTATCAATGCCATAATCACGAAGACGACCGAAGTTAGCACTCATGAATTCTTTGCTGATTCCCATTGATCGAGCGGCTTTACTCATATCATCTATGTCAAATGACCATCTTTTACTTGCATCATCATAAGATGCCATACCCTTAGATTTAAGATCAGCTAAGAAATTATTAACACCTGTCTTATCTTCTGTGAGGTATCTCACAGCTTTACCATAATTCTCTGCAAAGTTTGCTCTATCATCTGAACCTGTAGGAGAAATAAGAGCAGCAAATGATTTAAAATCATCTGTACCTACAAGACCTTTATCATATGCATCTTTAGCATTTTTTAGTCCGGCAACAATGTTATTATATTTATCTCCGGCATTCTCCGTACTCTGGGCACGTTGCCACTGAGAATAATAGGAAAGAAGTTCCTGTTGCTGTTTCTTAGTTGCTTGCCATTCAGACTGAGATTGCATATAAGATAAATATTCGTTTCTAGCATCTTTTAATTTATCTTTTTCAGAATCATAGGCAGCTTTTTTATCATCTTCGTCTTCAGTCCCTCTAGCTTCTTCCCATGCTTTTTTTGCTTTATTTGTTACATCTGTTTGATCCTTAATAGCTTTGGTCTGTAACTTAATACCCTTTTCGAAATCTCCATCAGTGGCTTCAGCCTGATATTCCGTAAAGGTTTTCAAAGCATCTATGTTTAGTTTGATACCATCAGAAGTAGTGGTGAATAAATCATTAACATTTTGCTCAATGCCACGAGGATCTTTCACATCTTTGAAAGCAGTAGAAAGGATCTTAACATTGTCTTTAGAAATTCCACCTGCAGAAGTAGTCTCTGTAAGAATAGTCCCCATAGAAGAAAGAGTAGACTTAGCAGTTGATACTTTCGTTTCCATTGAATCTAAAGAAACGGCTGCTTGATCACTCATATTTTTAGCTGCTTGTTTAGCCTTTTCGAATGCCGTATAAAATTCATCAATTGAACTTAAATCTTTATTATCAGTGATAACCTGTACAGCTATTTCAAGTTCATCTTGTGTAGCATTTTTTAGATCTTCTCTTACTTTTTCGGCATCGCCTTTAGTTTTGCTAGCCTTTGCTCCTTTCAGAGCATCTCTAACCCTATTAAGACTATCTTGATTCTCCCAAACAGTATAAGCTTTATCATTGTCATCATATTCAGTATGAGCAAAACCAAAAGCTTCGGCTAAAGTACCTTTAGTCCAGAAATCGCTTTGAGAAATGTCTGCTATAGACTCAAGGACATCATCTCTTCTTGCAGCAAATTCTCTTACAGTTTCCTGGTCTTTAGGTTCCATTTCAAACAGTTGAGACCAAAGCTTCTGTTGATCTGGAGTAGCAGTAGCCATAGGGTTGACTACATTGTTACGGAGCCATGTATCCATGTCTTTACCAGACTGCTCAAAATTATCTAACAATCTTGTGCCGTCTGAAGAACTAAGCATACTGTTCAACTGTGATTGAAATTCTGATGCTTTATCTTGATCGTCCCAGCTATCAAAAGAATCAATAGTACTTGCCATTGATTTGATAGAAGAAACCATTTCTCTTTTAGAGGCATCTATAGATTCTTGAGTATTAACTAAATTAGTATGAGCTTCTTGAAGTTCGCTATTATCTGAGTTTAAAACACTGGCAGCTTCACTATTAAGAAAATCTAACTGTTTACCATCAAATTCAAGAGTTATCTTTTGACCATCCGCAGATTGCTTATAACCTTTTATTGCTTTTCCAAATGTATTACCAAGTGCATCATATGCAGTTTGATCCAGTGTATAGGTGATGGTATCTTCTCCTTTTGTATGCTTTTTAAGCATGTCGGAAAATTTTTGTACAGAATCAACTTTATATTTCGCTGCATCATATGCATTTTTGTATTCGTCTTGTTTGCTCTTATTCTCTCCTAAAGCAGTCTCATACCCTTTATACTGATCACTAATATTTTTCTTTGTATCATAATAAGTAAGATTCCTCTGTAGCTTTAGATAATCATTAACCTGAGTGTTTAAATCCTCAGCATTAGTTCCTGCATTAAGAATAGCATTGCCTTGAGAATCCCATGAACGTGTGAGACTAGGAGCAGCGGCAGCAATCTGATTACTCGTATCTAAGAAATCCTTATATTCATCATCTGTAAGACTAATATTTTTAATAGAATTACCAGATATTTTTACGCCTTTAGATAATTCTGTGTATTTAGAAGTAAGTTCTCCAAGAGATGCTTTCTGGTCTTCATAGGCTTTAGTTTGGGATTGAATGGATTCTTTCGCTTCTTGACCTTTAGCAATTAAGTTCTCATTTTTATGAACGAAAGCATCAATGCCCTTACCAAGCAATGAGAAAGCTCCTTGCACAAGCATTCCAACACCAGCGGAAATAAAAGCATTACCAATCATTGAGAGACCAGCAGATGCCATACTTTTTAGACCATCGGACCATTTCCCTTGTTTCTGTTGCTCAGGTTCCTTTACCTCATTTTCTCTTTTAAAATCAGTGAGAGTCTTAGCATTAGTAGCTATCTGCTTACCATAATCTTTGGCTCTTTGACTAGCATTCTTCGTTGTTTCATTTGCTTTAGCCATACGTTGTTCGTTGTCTGTAATGGCCTGACCATTGTTATCAAGTTGCTCATTAAGTTTTTCAAGAACTTTTAAATCTTCTGAATATGCTTGATAATTTTTATTGGCTTCTGCATAGCCATTCGCTATAGCAGCATTACGTTGAGCTCTTCGTGATTGCGGTAAAATTCCTCCATCTTCATTCTTGGCGAAAACCAAACTGTGTGATATAATATAGCATATCTTAATTACTATATATAAAAGAAGGAACAATATGAAAGAATTATTATTTTGTAATAAATGTGGAAATACCAGTACATCTTCTTCTTATAAAATAGGGGATAGATGTTATACCTGTGAAATTGGAACTTATATAGGTACTGGCATTGATTGGTCTACAGCATATATGGAACTATCAAAAGAATATGAGAAAACTCATGATGGTCATTGTCCTAGTTCCTTAGAATCTGATGAAATACTCCGAGAGAAATATTTCTATAACAAATTAGACAATGAAGTAGATTACTCTGCTGTTAAAAAAAGAAAATATAGTGAATCTCCTGAAGGAATAGAAGAGCAAAACAGGATAACAGACAGATGGTATGCCAAACAGAATGCTCAGAAATTCTCTACTGGGCCTAAGTGTCCAATCTGCGGCAGTACAAACCTTAAGAAAATCACTGGAACAAGAAAAGCAATGAAGATAGGTCTGTTTGGTCTTTTTGGAGCTGGTGATCTTGGTAAGACTTATCAGTGTGGACAATGCGGAGCTAAGTTTTGATTATAATAAACTAATGTTCTGTATATACAAAGTTGTCGAATATTGTTATTATACTACTAGGTATATTATGGTTATAGGTGCTGCATTATAACTCGCTGCACGATAATATACTTGATCATTTCTTTTGATCATGCAGAAGTGTTGGCATACATTCTGTATTGTTGATGCGGACGAAGAATCTGCCCGTTCTGGGCAATACACTTCCCCAATAAAGAAATTTATAAGGGAAGGGGGTGAAAAGAAGAATATGAATACTGGAATAATAATATCTCTTGGTAGTCTTTTACTTGTTGTAATATTAGCTGGTCTATATTATAACTCGAAAAATCATACCGTTGATCAAATCTGCAACCATCCAGAATTATCTGATGAGAAAGTCAAATTTATCACCGGAATGATGAAAAGACAATACAAGAATAAAAAAGTTGACTAATCGCTAATAATGTTCTACTTTATCATTTAATTACTTCGTCATATGTATTTCTCTTTTTAAAATTTTTAATAGAAGGAGAACTGTCACAGCAGTTCTCCTTTCTGTGCACCAACACTTTGCATAATACTATAGGAAAGTTAACAATCTCGACTGCATTGAATACAACTGAAAAGATTATTCGTATAGGTCATATCCTGGAAGTTGATCAGCAATTTCTTTTGGGTAATTAATGATAAATTTTGTCCTGCCAATATTACTGATTTCTATAAGTAAATCTGTAACTTCATCTGAGCTTAACTTTTGAACATATTCAGGAACCAATTTATCAAAAATATTTTTATCCATTAAATACACCTACTTTCAAAACTATACTATGGAGGTTTAAAGATTATGGAAATATTAGAATGTCCTCTTTATAAAGAGTGCAAGGAAGAGGAATGTCCCTATTTTGAAAACGAAGATTGTACGTATTATATTAAACATAAAGAAGCAGGAGAGTAATCCCTCTTGCTTTTGTGCCTACATCACCTTTGCACATAAGGTAAGATTGCTCACAAGAGTAAGATGTATTTACCCTTTAATTTATTCGGCGTAAGCTGCCTAACAGTCCTGACTATTCCTTCTTGATCCGGAGACCAAGTTCCCATTATAGTCGATGAACGTTCTTCTCTATAAAATAAAGAAGCTTCGCTGCAGATCACCCATATATATACATTGTTACTGTACCTATTACATTACTGTAATTGGGGAGTAGTATATACTTCGGTTCACCCTGAATGCTAAATTAAAAGCATTTCTCTATTCCTTCGAATAAAGACAGTTTCGGTTGTTTGCTTAGTAACCCCTTTCTCACATGAGATCGTTCCGTGTCACCACCAGGTTACATGGGGCGTTTTCTAAAGGACCAACTGATAATTTGTCCCACCCCAGTCCATAGCATGGCTAACAAGCATACCGCCGACTCCGGCTAAGGATTTATTAAGTCCTAAACCATTTAAGAGCCCTACAGCGCCGTTGCCAACATCAAGCAATCCTTTAAAAGTATTAGTACTACCTTCTGATTGCCATAACTGTGACCAAGATTCTTTAATTTTAGTTGTTTTTGCTTCGATAGAATCAAGGTATGTATTAAGCTCGTTCTGAGCTGAATTTTGATAATTATTTGCGGAATCATTATAAACATCTGTAAGCAATTCAGGATGCTGCAATATGGATGCAAGAATATTACTTCTATTTTTTCCTGCCATCATTTCAAGCAGAGCAGCCTGTCTATTCTGACCATCTGCCAAATCTTGCTTACCAATATCATCCCAAACCTGAGAGATATCTTTTAAAATATCATAAGTATCTCTATAGTTTCCATTCATATCAAGAATAGAAACTCCAGCCTTACCGTTAACGGCAGTAAGAGATTTAATATTTGAATTAAGTTTAGAAGTGGTCTCTACAAGACCTTCTGTATCTTCACCCATAGAAGATAATTCTTCAGCAGAAGTGCCTCTAAGTCGTAATGCAATTGTTCTAAGACCAGCACCTACCTTCGATGGATCCTGCACTACACTATTTGCTGCCGTAACAAGAGCAACTGACTTGTCAAAGTCGTTCCCCGCTGCTACCAATGCTGAACCTGAATCCTGTAAAGCAGTGGCAATTCCGTCTGTAGAAATTGCATAGTTGTTACCAATAAGATTCATTTTATCAACGAGATCCATAGAATCATCAACTTTTACATCGTATGCTTTCATCATGGAAATCATAGCGGTTGTTGCATCATCTATAGATCCGAATTCTGATACATTTTTTAAAATACCTGTATTTTTAGCTAAAGTCTGAGATTCATTTAAGCTATATCCAAGACGAGAAAAATCAGCAGCACTACTAGTAATCTGAGTGGTTGTACTACCAATGTCTTTGGCATCAGTTCTAGCCTGAGTAGTAAAGTCTCTATATTCTTGTTTTGTACCATCTGATGTTTTCTTAAGTTCAGTCATCGCTGAATCTAATTCTTTTATTGATTCGACACCGGATCTGACACCCGTTGTTAATGCTTGGAATCCAAAATTGCTTACAAGATACTGGCTAAGACTACGGAACTTTTGTCCCATTTCAGAAAGATAACTAGATAAAGGTTTTACACTTTGTGTAACTTTAGTAAGAGACTGGTCAATATTACCTGGACCATTTTTATATGCTAATTGATATTTTTCAAATACACCAGACCCTCTATCAATAGTAGCATACATTTTACCTTGTGCTGCATTAAACTCTGTTGTGTATTTACTTCCTTTTGCCAGATCTGCTGACATTTGTTCCATCTTAAGACGGACCTTATCAGATGCTGGATCTAAATCTGTACCAATATATTCTGAACGGCTATATCTATTTGGAGTACGTGAGAAAAACTGATTAGTATTACCGAGATACCTAGCTTGACGATTGGCTTCAGAGTGGAGAGCAGCAAAACGTACTTGCTCAGTGTCTCTTTCGTCTCCAGTAAGAGTCGCAAGACTATCACGAGATTTTTTTAATTGCTCATATGTATCATTAAAAGATTTTAATCTTTCATCATAACCTTGTCCTAGAGTTTTATCTAATGGTTTACCATTGTTAGGATTATATACTTGAGCCATTTTATTGAATGTCTTCTGTTTCTCACCCAAATCAGTGATAACTTTGTCATATTCTGAAGCACTCTGAGTCATTGCTTTGTATGCTTCTTGATTCTTAGCTTGGGCTTGTCTAACATCAGCAGCAGTAGTAGCCCAATCAGCAGCTGTCCCATTGCTCCGAATTTGTTTTGCTAGTTCGCCATTGCGGCGATAAAGGGAATTCCTGGATTGCTTATATGTAGATTCATTGATAAGTCCTTTAACATACTGGTCCTGTAAAGTGCCAGCAGTTTTCATATTCCTTTTAATTTCAGCTTGAGCTTGTCTAAGAGTAATACCTGCAGATCTTGCAGTATTAGAAGAACTAGTAGTTTCTCCAATAACTATTTTACCGTCTTTAGTTTTTATATTGTCTCCAACAGTAAGCTTAATAGAGCCCATGTTTTTAGCTGTAGATTTTATTTCATTAAGTTTGGCTAAAAGTCCATCAAGCTCCCCCATAATACCTTGATTTACGGAAAGTTTTACTTCTCCTAGATCAAGCTTGCCCTGATACTTTGACAGCTTACTGGCTGTATTAGCCATAGATTTTAAAGCTTTTTCGGGATCGATCATCTGTTCTACAAGATTAGATCCCTTAATAACAGGAGTATTTTTAGCGGCTTTGGCAGTTGCTTTACTTATTGTCTTTACCGCCATCTGTGCATTTTTAGTTAACTGTTTAGTATTACCTAATTCCACACCTAGTTTAATGTGCTTCTCTTTTAAAGAATTAATTCGTGTTTCTAATGTATTTAGCGCACTGTCTTCAACTTCTACACCAACGTTTATTATATAATCAGCCATTTTCTCACCTCACTTTATAAACCAACAGAATGTAATCCGCTGATAACGAATTTTGTTGCTTGCCCTTTGGCATGCATTTTTCTAGCACGAAAATATTGTTCCCAATAATTTCTGATAGGAGTTATTGTTTTACGAAATCCATGATTACCTGTTTCAAATCCCCAAGAAAAAACTATTTCTGGATCACCTTCCAATGGTTCCCATATGCCATGTCCTCCAGACATATGGCTTGAATCAAATCGTGCTCTAAGCTCTGCACTTCGACTATAAGCAAAGCCTGTAATTGTATGAATATTTTTTAAATCATAAAGTCTATAACCATCCGCCCAAGAGGAATAGTCATTATAATATTTTTCTTCTGACTGTTGTGCATCTCTTTCCATCTTAGGCTTGTAGTCATTAACAAACTGCTGTAAACCAATAGTTATTCCCTGGTCAATCAGCTTTCTTAACTGTGGAATTGTCCCCATCTTTTACATCAGCCAACTTTCGTAAATAATCTAACTGTTCCGGAGTAGCTTCTTTAAAAACATTTTCTAATATTCCAAATAATGCACTTAATCTATTAGACATAGAGTTAGTAAATGAAATACGAGCAGAAAGTGTTTCTTCAAACATAGCGACCATATCTCCATAATCAACACCAATCATTTCAATAATTTTATCTAAAAGACCAGAAGATACTAAGGCATCATAAGCATCAAGACCTTCTTCGTCTTCGTAGGTGAGATTAGTATAGATAACCACACATGTCAGAGAAAAGTTTAAATGCTTATTCATTGGTTCGTATGTAAGAAGAGAAGTATCATATTCAATAATACTTTCAATAACTGTATCTATAAGTGCTCGTTTAGTAGCAAACGGCACATAATTTTCAACTTCAAGTTTTTCTAAAGCCCCTACTGGGTTCTCTTTATATTCTTTTACAAATTCTAAAATATTAATTTCCATCCTTTTTTCCCTCTTTCTTCCTTGCTCTTTTTAAAGCTTCATTTTCATCCCAATCGATCCAACCAGTAGACTTAGTATGAGTGATCCATACATAGTCCAAATCAGGATAGATATAATACATCAGTTTCCGTTTAATCTTGGCAGAAGGATCAACCATTCCACCTTTAGTGTCGTAGACACGTTCGCTTCCATCTGAGTATTTGACCCAAAAGTCAGCAACATAATCTATTGCACGTATAGTCTTTCCATTATGCCTGAAAGACGGTTGCAATTTATATTTTTTTTGTAATTCATAATCTACAATTTCACCAGAGTCCAATCCAGCGCATACGATGTCTTCATAAAATCTTTTCTCTAATAGAGAATCGAAACATACTTCTTTTTCTGTTTTTCTATCTATAACAGTACGATTCTGTTTACCTTTAGTAGTTTGATCGACACCATATTTAGATCTTTTTTTATAGTTCCTCACGTTATCACTCCAAAGTATGATTTTGATATTCTTTGTAATACGGATAACTTTCTTTCTTATCAAACACCATTACAATCACATCAGGACTATAATAAACATCTAAAGGCTTTAGCCCATGCTTTAAATAAAGTTTCATTTGCTGTGGGTCTATAATTCTCACTGCCTGAACCGGATCATAAGGAACTCCTTTTAAGTTAGGTATTACAATCTCCATTTAATTCCTCCGAAAAAAATAAGGGGAAACTGCAAAAATAGTGCGGCTTTCCCCTCAATAAAATATTTAATTTTCCGTCACTATTTTTTTAGTTTTTGCTTTAGGCTGTTCTTCTTTCATAATTTCATTTACTTTATCCTGAATAGGTTTAGTAAATCTTGTTTTATGAGTAACAGCATCAGCCAATTCTTTTTTTGCATCCTCTTTGGTCACATCACCAGTATTGTATTTAGCAATAATGTTATATACTTTTCTACATTCTTCTGTATGAAAAGCTACCATCCAAACAGGTTTATCTGCATCTTTAGTGCACTTAGGACAATACTCATAAGTAGTGCCACAAGTTACACAAATTCTTGGTTTTGATTTCATTGAGTATTCCTCCTTTGCCTTATTAGAAATGCCCCGGATTCGTCCGGGGCATAACAATTCAAGGATTATTCCTCTACATCATCCTCTGTCATTACAATGTAATACAGTGGAGAACCTGTCTGACAATAATCTCTCTGAGCTACACCAGAGAATGTAATTGTACTATCTGTTTCAAGTGTCAGATCGCAATCTGGTGATACCTGGAAACTTGGGAATACGATATAAGCTGCACGAACTACATCTACAGAACATGTGTCTGCAACAAGAACTTTCATTGTAATAGAAGATGTGGCCGGGAACTTATCAGACTCATTAGTAACCTTAACACCACTTTCTGTCTCATATTCATATTTAGCAATAAGAGTACCTGTTACTCCAGTAGGAAGAGTAATTTTTCCGCTATCTTCAGTGTATACAAAAGTATCAGCAGTAGGAGCAGCAGTAGTAGAAGCAGTATAAGCTTTTCCTAATGTGCCGTTTGCTTCCAGAGCATAAAGCTTTGTAAGTGGAGCTTTCGGTTTCAGCTTTTCAGGAATTGTATATTCCTTAATGCCAGTTGTATCAATATGTAAGATTTTTGGTGCAAGAATCTTAGATTCTTTTGAAGCAATAATCTTATCTGTGCCAAATGTCTGAGACAGCATAGAGAATGAAAGTAAGTTACAATCAGCAGATACTTCTACAGATTTGGATGTATAGAATCTCTTAATCAGTACACCAAGAGCATCTGTTTTATCTTTACTTTCAGAAGTTGTATTAATAGAAACATTAGATAAATTGTTTAACAGATAGAGTAAATCTCCATCGCTATTTTCACCAACAATTTCTAAGACTCTATCAATAACCAGAGAATCAAAATTTGCCATAATATTTTCCTCCTTGATTTATTATTCGGTTTTAGTGACTCGTACATTGCTCGAAGAGGAGTACTCATTAGATAAGTCACGCAACCAATTTAATTGTTTAAGTAGATTTGGATTCTTAGACATATCAACCATTCCGCTGTACATTCCTGCAGAGATGGAGGCAGCAGTATTAATGGCCTGAATCCTTTGAACAGAATCTAAAAATGCATAGATTCCAAGACTTTTAAGACTGTTAATGTCATATTTAAAACCAGGACTATTTACCATAGATGAAATTAAAGGCAATAAAAAAGAACCCGGAGAGGGTTCTTGAGAAGCTTCTTTTACTCTTTGAATTTTTTTTCTTCTATCTTCATCTACTAATAGCTGTAAGGTTTCTTTGTTTGCAGCTCGTTCACGCTTAGGATGAATATTGTGCATCTCACGAATGAAAGATATCATTTCTATGTATATGTCACGAGTAATTATTAATTCAGTATTTTCATCATAAAGCATTATATTATGAGTTTCCGGATCGACTAAAGGTGCCATATCTTTCAATGAAATAGTATCACCTAAAAGAAGACAGGTATCTTCAACACCTATATCACGAGTAAGAAGTATGAATAAATCAAAATCATCCAACTTACTATAGTTATAACCAAGATCCCACAATTCAGACTTATAATCAGAAGGTATAGAACATATTTTATAAACTACATTAAAATAATGATTTTCTCCATATTTAGCTATATCAAGAATAGAAGGTTGATAAATAGTAATCTGATCATTAATTTTAAGGTTCTCACCTAAATAAATGAGAAGTTTATCCATAATAATCACGACCTAACTTATCTAAGCGATTACTCTTAAGCCTATTTTGAATATCATTCGGAGCAGTCTGTTCAAAATACATATTCCTATAGTAATAACCATTTTCAGCCACTTTGCCAGAATCATATGTTTTTATTAACTGCGTACCTAATATGTTTGACCATTGAAATCTTTCTTTAACTAAAGCTGCTAGTAAATCCTGTCGATCAATACCCCAAATAGTACTGACATCATCCTGGTGAGCTATAGTTCTAAAAATAATTTGTTTAGAAACCATAATATTATTTGAGTATACAATTTCAGTGTCATTTACTTCAAAACAAATAAAGTTTTTGACTTTACTTTGTGCATCTGGAATCTTTAAAAAAGAATAAATATTTACATTATAATAATCTTCCGGACACGCATTAACTGCTTGAAGTTCTTTATTATTTAAGATTTCAATAATATCTGAATCTTTGTATAAATCCTCTAAGATTTTTCTCTTATCATAAGAAATACTGTCAAATCCCTGTTCATTTCTACAAGAAAATAATCTATCAATACGCTCTTGATTCATCGCATCACCTCCAATTCAATAGAAGATGGTTGCTTATTTGGAAGAGTAGCAATAATCTTTATTACTTTTCCTAAATTATTATAATTTAACAAAGCTTTGATACTTAACGTATTCTTACCTTCAGAGATTTCAAAGTCATTAGATAATTCTTCTACAGATAATTTGTTTCCATTGAACTCATAAGACCAAATGACAGATTTATCTTTAATATCACTCGCAACTGAAATAGTTCTTTTAGAGCCTCCAACACGTAAAGCTCTATTAGTACCTGAACATGATAAAACAATGTCCTCTATTTCTGGCTCTTGAGGAATAACCGGAGAGTCATAATAGTCACATATTTTTAATTCAACATTATCTGTAACTTTATTGAAATGATCCTGTTTAAGCGTTACTTTAGTTACTCCGCATGGGAACGTATCTTCTAGTTTTGACACTTCAAAAACTAAAGGCCTAATCATAGAATCACTCAACATGAAACGATCATTATAATCAATTGTTTGTGTAGTTGGAGTAGTAGGGACAATAAACTGTGACTGATTATCTACTGATGTAAAGAAACCATCGCTCCATACGCCACTGTTGTAGTTGTTGCGGTTTCTTAATACACCAAAACAACTATAAATTTGTTTATTCTTTATCCATTTAAACATCCAATTACATTTAAGAATGTTATATCTTATGAAAGAGTTTTTATCATTCTTCCCTAAAATAAGCCATAGCTCATGAACACCTGTGTTCTTATCCGGTATTTCAAGATAAAAACCAAAACGTTCAATACTATCTTGGTCCATATATTTCTTTTCAGGGAAATAGCCAGGTCTGAATTGAGCCAGATACTCAACCTGGTCCTTATTGATTGTATAGGTTTGAGAATACTGATATTTGATTTCAACATCTTCTAAGTATTCCATAGTCCTAGAATATAGCTTACATTGTCTGTAACCTAAGTCATTGGTGAAAGTTTTCTGCATGATTTCGTCTGACTGAGTACGAATACTGTCTGATACAGTATTACCGCATAAAGCCATTCTTTTTTTGAAAATATCACTCATGGTTATCACCTATTTTATCTATGATAGAATGAGCATCAAAAATTATTTTTCTATATTTTTGATGGTTGAAATTAGGATTATTAAATTCAAGTTTGGCGCATTCTATTGTATTAGCCAAATCAATTATATAAGGTGATGGGATTAATTCAGCTAATGCTGCAATATATAATTGCAAGTTATTAAAATAATTGTTAAGTTTTGGATAAGAGTTTTCTTGATAGATTAAAAGCCAATGAATTTTATTATGTAGTAATTCTATATAATCAGAGAACTGATTGTCATTAAAAGTTCCATATTTATACTTCATTCTGATCACCATCCAGATAAGAATTACTTCTGGAAGAGTGATTCCTAAAATATTTTCTGGCTTCCTTTTTATATTTCTTTTGAATACTCATAATATAATTGGCATGTTCTTTTTGGCTGGTCCATTTTTCATCTTTTGAACCATAAAACATATTAGTATGCTCTAAAGAATTCAAACGAATATCATACCAAGCAACGACCATATATAAAGCAACGACTTCTATTTCACCATTAGTAAGGGTGTCCTCGAATTCGAACAGAACATCATTTTTTTTCGTTAAATCATGTTCTATTTTTAACTGGTCTAATTCAATCATTGCAATAGCACTATTTAGCCATTCTAAGCACAATTCAGTCCAGTCATCAGACGCTAATTTTAATACTTTTATATCTTCAACTTTATTTTCAAATCGTTTAAATACTGTTTCATAAGAGGTCATAGAACACCTCCTAAATCATTTTTTCTAACTCTGTACCACAAATTTCATCTACAGCACGTACTTTCTGAATAGAATCAAATGTACCATTATCCAGTCTAGTTGCTACCTCAATTTTAATTGCTGTTTTAAGCCCCTTAGGAACTTCAGCAAGTGCTTTCTTAAACTGAGCTGGTGAGAGAGCAAGAAACTGATTAATATCAGAAGCATCATAAAGATTATCATAAAGATCTTTTACATCTTTCCATCTAGGATCCTCTAATAATTCATCATTCTCAATCTGGAAACATGGATCATAGATATATGGTGAGCGGCTAGATTTAAGAGAGTACAAATCTCTATATTCTACTTCACGAACATCTCCATATCCATCCCAACGGTATAGAATATCACTTTGTTTACCAGGCATAAATAATGTTCCCTGCACTAAAGAACGACATTCAATAAGTTCGTTCTGTTCAAACTTTTTAGTAGTTTTAACAGGAGCTGTTTCCTTTGTAGTATTTTCAGTAGTAGCAACAGTTTTTGTTGCAGCTCTTCTTGTTGCCATGTTATTACTCCTTTTTAATCAGTTAAAGAGGTGGTAATTCCACCTCTTTAAATAGTTTTTTATTTAAGTGTCCAAACTCCGAAACGCTTTCCAATAATTGTGGCCACACCCATTTTAATCTGATATTCATACTCATTAGTTTTATCCATATTTGTATTTCCATCAGATACTTCTTTAATCTGAGCGTCGCCTTCATTGTAGATCTTGATAAATTTGTTATCAGCTACCGGCATAATCAGAAGTTTAGTATTATCTACTAACTTTTTACTTGTGTCATTGTTAGCAAATCTCTGTGGAATTTCAACAAGACGAATACCTTCAAACATACCTAAACGCCCTGTAGTGTGTCTTTCATCTTTCATTGCATTAGATACCCAAGTAATATCTTCCATAGCAGAAAGTTTTGCAAGAGCAGATTTGGTGCCCATAACAACTACTTCATCACCTGTAGCCATCTGTACATCTTCAATCAGAGTCATAAACTCATCTTTTGTAGCTGCTGCAAGTGTACCTGACTTATTAAACTGTGTAGATGGAAGAACCTTCTCACCTGCTGCCATTACAGCTGCATATACCATATCGTTAACTTTTTTGTCAAAAGCTTCATAGATTTTCTGTACAAATGCAGCCCAGTCAATACGACCTGCCATAAACAGCTCATATTCTGTGTAAATTTTAATTCCATACCATGAAGTTCTTACAGAGAATGTCTGTCCTTCTGCCAGACGCTGTCTGATCAGGTCATGATGGTTACCGGAAAGCTCAGACACTGTCAGAATAACTTCATCCGGTACATAAAATTCATTAGTATCACCGTCAGCCATAGATTTGATTTCTACAAATTCATTGAAGAATGGGTTTTCTCCCCAACCAGAAACAAGCAGATTCTCTACTGTCTCTTCGATAATTTCAAATACATCAATTTTATGTCTACGAATAGCTTTTCTAAGTTCTTTTCTTGAGCAGTTTTCATCTACTCCAAGTACAGAGAACATAATCTCTCTGATTTTATTATTAGCATCTTTTGTAGATACTTTTTCTTCTCCCTTAGCTGTGTCAAACATAAGCTGGGAGTACTCTGCATAATCATTTTCAGCAAAAATATTTCTTACTTCATTACTTGAAAAATTAAGTTTCATTATGTATTCCTCCTTTCATTAACCAATTGTCAGCTTTTTGTCTGCTACAGTTACAGTTGCACCTTTAGTAGGAGTACCACTAAATCCTTCAGATGATACTTCAAACACATCACCTACATAAAGCTCATATGCTCGAACGATGTCACCATTTGCGTTATAGAAATTACTTTCATGTTTAAGAGCGGTAGTATATTCTTCGTATAACATTGGTACCTGGAGCAGTAACAGAGCATCTCCTGGTGTTTTAACTTCTACATACCAATTTCCGTTAGCTGCTTTATCCAGTACTACACCAGCAAAACCAGTAGAATCTTTAGCTTTATAAGTCTCCGGTTTGATATAATCGCCTTTTGCAACAATTGATCCGTTGTCCAGATCTTCTTCAATCTGAATGTTATAAATATGACCTGCAATAGTAGCTTTCAGCTTAGAGCTACCAGCAACAGCGTGTTTTTCAGCAGTGGCCATAAATTTCTGAAAATTAGATGCCATTTTTATTTCCTCCTTTAAATATTTTTAGGCAATAAAAAAGAGCTATTTGATAGCTCAATCCTTAAATAAACTTCCATATGGTTTCTTAGCTTTCTTAGGTTCAGTAAAACCAATAGCACTAGGTTTCTGCTGATAGTTGAAAGTGCCTTTTTCTTTAACATATTTACCTAAAATAGCATCGGCTCTTGTCTGTACTTCTTCTACACTGTAGATAGCCTGATTTTTGATCAGTTCTTTAAAATCTTCTCTATTTTTCAGTTCAGTGTAAATTTCAGCACCAAGAACAGCTTCTTTATCTTTTGATTCGTACTCATTAATTTTATTCTGAAGAGCAGCATAGTTACTTCTGAGTTCTTCTAATTCACTTTTTTCTGAAAGTGTAAGATACTCTTTAAATAATTCTGTTCTTTCATCTGAGAGAGATACTGCATCACCATCTTTTGTATAGCCCTGACGGAAAATTTTACTTTCATCCCAGTTGCTATATACAAAATGGTCATCATATGTAGCATTAATAAAATACCATTCATTATCATTTTCTTCCCAAGTAGACAGAAGAGTATATAATGCACCTCTTACATCTTCATGACTAATTTCAAAAGTAACTTCAGTATTACCATTTTCTTTTTTTGTATATCTTTTTTTATTGCTAAACTCTGAATTGTCATTTGATTCTGGATCAGCTTCCGGATCAGCAACTGGTTCTTTTACCGGTTCGTCTGGATCTTCTGTACCTTCGAATAATTCAGCAAACTTAGCCTCTAACTCTTCATCGGACATAGACTCATAATCAAAGTCAAGGTCTTCAACAGTTTTAGAGTATTTCTCTAATAATTCATTGAGTTTCAACGTTTGGTTTCCTCCTTTCGTTGGTTCTTCAATTTCAAACTTAGCAAGAGTCTCCTGCAAAGACTGAATAACCTTTAGTAATTTTTCTTCTGTATTAGTAAAAAGACTATTATTCTCTTCACTGAAATCAGCAATATCTAATCTGGCGCCCTCCATACCTTCTTCAACGGGTTTCTCGGTGATAGGATCAGTGCCTAAACAAGTTACACCATTATATCTGAATTTATCTAAGTGAAGCACTTTGTCCTTAGTGTCAAAAGAGAGTTCTGAAATACTTAATTCACAACTTACTTTACTTCCTTGTTTACGCTGAATAATTTCACATGCTGGAGCACAATAATCGTTATAAATTACCGCATCGGCAATAACATATGTTTTATCATGTTCTTTATCATACTCAAGATGATATCCTTCAGGATTGACAAAAACACCAATAGGTTGCTCAATGTATGTAATGTTTCCTTCATCATCAAATTCCATAGCATGAGAAGTAAAATCAGTAGTTCCATCAGATAAAGTGGTAATAGCGGCCAGAACTGGCCTATAGTGTAAAGACGGTAAAGCTTCTAACTGAGCTTCTTCAGATATATAAGATTTATTTCTATTTTCATATAAATGATTTACTTTGAATTTAGTTCGTAAAAAACCATCATCTTCATCAGAATCTTCTAATTCAAATTTTGCCGGAACCTGAACTGCAATATTATATCCAGACTCTTTGGCACTGAATACAGTTGTCTGATTCCTCTGTTCAAAAAAAGAATAGAGATCATCTAATGTAAGTACTTTTTTTTTCATGTTAGCCTCCTTTCTATTGTGTATTTTTATCCTCATAGAAGAGGAGTACTAACTTGCACAATAAATATCGGTATAAGTTAGCTTGTTTATATCTATATTTACATTTGCAAAAGAAAGAGATGAACAATTTGCAAATGTATAGATACCTTTAGTATAGCCGACCTGAGGAAAGCCAATAGATTTTAAAATATTTGCTGTTTCCTGGTCAGCAGTTCGGATAAAATGTTTGTTCATCTATTATCCCTCCTGTTCACTGGACTTTTCTGATTCTCTACTTTTTTCACCTTCATCTGTAAGGTTGTCGGATTGAGGTCTTCCACCTTTTGTATCATCTGTTTTACCATCAATAACTTGCTGTGAGGCAGATCCACTCAATGTGAAAGAAGTACTAAAAGGAATCCATGTTTCATGAAGTTTTAGAACAGTATTTTCAAGATAATCCATAGATAAAGCTTCAAGAGGTGAGATACCATCAAGAGCAGCAACGGCTAGCTTTACTGGCACACCTCGTTCTCCAGATTTCATAAGTTCTTCTTTTTTAGAAGCTTTTGTATAAGGAGATACCTCAAAATATTTTACTCTAGCATGATCATCACCAATAGCAAAAGTAAGATATCTATTAACTCGTTCTTCTATCTGTGGAAGGACAGTTTTAATAGCCATCATTGTGTCACAAAGAATAGCAGCAGTAAAAGCTGTCGTACCTGAGACTTTGTTATTATCAAGAATCTGTGCACCACCAGAATTTTTAAATAAATTCGAAGTAGCAGTGGCAATTCTATTAACATCTTGAGTCTGGTCACCTTGAAACTCTATAGGTTCAATTTTAAGAGGGGAGATAGCTGCAGATACACAATCTGGGAGAGATTCAACTAGTCTATTATAATATTCAATGGCTGTGTCAATATCTACTGAGAAATCATCTGGTTCGTCAGAGTTAGTAAGTGTTTCTAATCTTGCAACCAAAAGTTTATAGATTGATAAGTCATCTTTTACCGACTGAATACTTTGGAGATCAATAAGATCAATAAGTGGTTCGAACAAACCGGAAAGAGGCGGCATATTGAGTGTTGGATCATCAATATTAACTTTTATTACAAAAGTTCTTTCTGGATCCAGTTCCTGCCAACGAAGAGAGTTATCATTTTGAAAAGAATTGTATTTAGAATTAAATTCAGAATCCCAGTATTCCAAGTCGGCTGTATGACTTCTGAAATAACTAAAGTCAAAAGCACAATTAAGAGTACCATCATAATTTACGGAAGATACTTTACAATAATCTCCATCAAGAGGGTAAATAAAAAAACCGGAATCATCTTCATATGTGTAACCATAAAATGTATCTTCTCGCCATGCGATTAATAAACATTTTAGAATCTCTGACTGCATATTCATTTTATCAAGTTGTACTAAAGTATTGAAATAACTGGTTTTTATTTTCTCATCATCATGTGTATCCTCAGTAAAATCTATCTGAGGAATAACATTGAGAGCTGTTAAATCTACCATTTCTGCCTGATAGGAGATAAGTCTTCTATAATTGTGAGAAACTCTATATAAGAATCTGCTTAGATTACGAAGGTTAGATTCATTGGTCTTAGGGTTCTGCATATACTGTCGCAGTTTATCTTTACTAAACACAGTAAATGTTCTTGTTTCCGTTTTAGTTAAATCAATAAGCTGTACAGCTTGCTTTACTTGAGCGAATTTCTCTTGTAAAGCTTGCTGTTTTAGAGCATAGCTCTTTATTTCTTGCGTTGTTTTTTCTTCTTTAATAGCCAATGTCTCACCTCCTAACTAAACATTTTTCTTACTACACCTTTACGAATAGGCATAGCAGCAGCTATATTTTCTTTTTTGGGACGTTTCTTATTTTTAATATGTTCTCTACGAAGTTCTGAGAGTCCATAACAAAGCATTGAGAAACAATACGAACGATCATCATGCAATTTGTTTTGCTTCTCTGTAGACAGTTCAAAGCCATCTTTACCAGATTCTCGTTTCTTTCGTACCATATTAACCATTTCCTCCTTTAGCGAGTCGATCTGTACTAGACCAAGTTCCTCATCAGGAGATAGTTTATAAATTTTAGTTGAGGCCAAATTTCTTTCTTGAAGTTCTTCTTCAACTAAACGATCTAATTCACCTTTAGACATAGATTTATCTTTATACTTAGCAATTAAATCTTTTTTTGCTTTTGCCATTTCTTTTTCGTCTATATCTAGCATTGTTAAATATCCTTTATTATCATACTCAGCAGTGAAATCTATGAGATCAAGTCTCATCATTTCAATAGCAGCTTCATAGATAATAGATTTATACATAGTAGGCGGTAATAATTTAATTTTATCTACAGCATTAGGAAATTTTTTGACATAATCAGACGACTGTTCTTTATCTATAAGACCTCTATGTAAATATTTCTGTTCACCTTCATGTCCTTCTTCATACCAATCTTCCATAAGATAATCTGCAATATTAACACCGGCACCACCAGAACCAGCATCTATAAAGATATTACTTATGTTTGTATAGTCATCGACTCCATCACCGTTATAGTCAAGGATTAGTTGTTTCAATTTCTTGACCTGTTCAGGCGTACGCATAGGAGTTTTATTCTTTTTACTAAGATCCATAAAATTAATACCATTAGCAATACGCATTCTCCAATTGTCTGAAGAATCTTTATAATATTCTCCAACAAGAACAAAAGAGTTATCCATAGATCTAGCTGGATCATATGCTAAGGCAAAAAGTCTGTCTTTTGTATCATTAAACATAATTGGGGGACGGATAGTAGAATTTTTTACTATCATAGAACGTTTGAAGATGGCATCTGCACCGCCATCAGAAGTGAATATATTGTAATACTCACGAAGAGCTTTTTCTTTATTCTCACGCATTGCATTGTCAACCTTTTCTTTGGTTAACAGAGATGCTGGATAAATCTTACCTCTATATGTAGCATTAAACATAATCTCACAGTTGATGTCTGCTACAAAATGGTCTTTGGAACCCCAGATCATAGCTTTACTGTATTCTTTATACTTTTTATAAAAGTAAGAATCAGTAGTGCTGGCGCTTGAAGTGTAGAGTAATTGGTTAGGCAATTCTTTAGGAAGAGTAGTTACATTTACACTTCCACCCATTTTAAAGTTCTTATCCTGAGCTGTATATGGTTCAATAACCTGAAATACTTCTTCGTCCAGGAAACCAGATTCATCAAAACAAACTGCTTCCGCACGTTTTCCTCTTTTCGCGTTGACGTTACTGTTAAGTGTTTTAACGAAGCTACCATTATACAATCTATAAGTAAAACCTGCAGGATTTCTTATAAAACCATCATTATTGGTCATATTAATGACAACTTCATTCCTAAATACATCAGTTAATCCAGTAAATGACTCAATTTCATTTTTAGCGATAGATACAATCTTTTCAAAAGTTTCTATGGACTGGTCACTGGTGCCAGCGCATATATAACATCTACAATTATTAAGAAGCATACCTCTTGTCATGTAATATAATGCAAGCAATGTCGATTTTCCATAATTTCTGGTACATAACCATAGAGCATACATCTTATCCCAAGAATTCATAAATGTATAGGTCTGCACATCAAGAAGGTCAACGCCTATGAATCTTTCCATAAATTTGGTTGGATTTCTTAATCCCCATTGTTTAATTTCAGAAAGTTTCTGCATTCCTTCCATTTTTCGTTGAGAAATGATTTCTTCTGTAGGCTTAACAAAAATAGTAGGTGTATCTGGAACCCATATACCAGAATCAGTCTGTTTCATTCCACAATCACCTCATCATTTTCATCAATCAATTTCTTATCTCTGAGGAAATTTTTTAGATCATCGTTCTCTCTACGAAGAATACGTGCTTCTTCAACCGCAGCATCACATTTATTTTCTAATTCCAACACCTTCTGACGTTGAGTAGATATCATTTCAGTATAGTCATTTTCATCTAAAGCCAACTGTTTCATGATTGCAGCAGTACTGGCTTCCGCAACCTGAAGCATACCTTGAGAAGTTCCTATATCAAAAGCATTTACTTCCTGTTCACGAAGCTTCATTTCCTTAAGCTCTTTTACTTTCCCGGTCCAGGTATTAGCACCTTTAGTATTATGATTGCTATGCTTAATACTAATTCCATTATCACGAGCCAAATCAAGAGTAGTTTTCATAATGTCTTTTTTAGTGGCTTCAAGAGCTTTGATAGTAGCAGAATTTTTTATAATAGATTCTGGAGTTTTCTGCAGAGCATTAATTACAGTATTGATTTTTTCAGATTGGTTAAGACTATGTACAATCTCTACACAGGCACCTAACTTCAATTCATCGTCTTGCGTACTTTCATCGAGGAAACCTACTAATTTTCCATACATTAATGGTTTATCTGCATCAGCAGCAGATTCGAATGGATCATAACCAAGAGCTGAAATAACAGTTCTTTTATTGGTTTTATACATTTTTTTTACTTCATCAGAGTTATCTACAGACCCAATAGACGGTAGAAGAGTAGAGCTATTGCCACAATCACCATCTTTCCAAGTTAATGTATTATATTGTGGCATAGATATATTTTTTATATAACTAGTCCAGGTATTATTTTTGGGCCGACCAGACATAGTGTTAGCAGCTTCAAGAATAGATTCATCATAAAGCTTTTGAAAGAAAGGTTTGTCTAAATATCTGAGCGCTAACTGGACACTCTGTTCATCAGGGGCTTTCTTATTACCTTTTAAATCTTCAGAATATGCCAACTTTGCTGCACACATTTTACATATTCTTGTCACACCAGTAGTACATAGAGGATCTGTACTTTTATAAAAGTCGGAAGCATCTTTCAGCTTTCCACACATATTGCATGTAAATTTAGTACGCCCTACTTCATAGAGAGCTTCATCAATAGCACGATCAATAACTTTTTGAGCAGGTGCTTTAGGTTTTGCTCTTGGTACAGGCTTTTTTTCAACTTCTTGTGCCACTAGAGCACCTCCTTTTTATCCAATTAAAAAAAGATACCGAAGTATCTTAGTAATAGCAGGTATGGGAGTTGAACCCATCTACAAGCCCTATGAAAGCTCCGAGGAACCGATCCTACGTAACCTGCGGTATTTATAGACTCAAAAGGCTCATTATCTGTTGCAATCAGAGACAAAACCTTCTAATAAACCTAATCCATGCGTATACACATCTCATAGTAAAACTTATCTACTTGTTTTGTGGAGTTTTGATTTAATTTGTCAACCGCATGGGAGAAGAGTGATTCGAACACTCAAAGCAATTGCAACGGTTTTACAGACCGCCGTAGATCTCCATCTCTACCGTTCTCCCGGACGTTGCGTTAGGGATTCGAACCCCAGAGGCTTTTACACCCAGACAGTTTTCAAGACTGCACCCTCGACCTACCGGACACGCAACATTAATCTGTCTTTCCAGATTGTCAGACCGCCCCACAGCCATTTCCTAATTATAAGTAAAAGGCAGGAGAGTAGTCCTGCCTTTCAACCGGAATCAATCCGGTTATCTTTATATTCATGATATGCTACAATCACATAACCAAGAGTTACATGGTAGGATTTTCACCTACGAATTCCCACAGGAGGTGGACTGTAATCTACATATCTTGTAACGCAAAGCAGAGTAATCGAAACTCAATCCTGTCGGATCACACGACTTAGCAGGTCGGTTCCACACCTTGTGAATTTACTTTGCAGAATAGAGGGGGGAGTTTCAGTTCTCCCCAAAGAAACGACTATACGGAAAATGACATTTGAGATTACCCACAACTCTCAAATATACAAACATCCGGTACGGGAATTGAACCCATGTTACTGCATTGAAAGCGCAGTGTCTTAACCGCTAGACTAACCGGACAAATCGCCAACCTGGAATTCACCAGGTCAGCAATTTAATATTTATTTCACTGCATCTTTTAATGCTTTTCCAGCTTTGAATTTAGGTGCAAGATGAGCTTCTGTCATCATAGTTTCTCCCGTCTGCGGATTACGACACTCTCTAGCAGCTCTTTCAACAACTGAGAAAGAACCGAATCCTGTGAATGCTACTTTTCCTCCGCTTGCCAGTTCATTAGTGATAACCTGAAGAAATGCGTCAACCATTGCTCCAGTATCTTTCTTTGTGATTCCTGTTGTTTCTGCTACTTTTGTAATAACTTCTGCTTTTGTCATAATAATTATTTCTCCTTTTATTCTTTATTATTTACTACGGCATATCTAAATTTATAGCCGTGAGTTTGTTTTAGTTTTCCTTTACACACCTTGCTTATAGAAGATGGATCTAAATTTAATTCTTTAGCTGCTTGACTAATACTTTCATAATTATTGATAATTTCTCCAGAAGAGGAGATTCGATCTATAGATTTTAGGGTAGAATCTTTATAATTCTTTCTTTGATGTAATCTATAAGAAATAATTTCATCAGTGGTCATATCCTTAATGTCATTGAAATACATAAAAATATATCCATGACATGTATTGTTTTTCCCTGATGCAGTTTTAGAAATGTTTGTTTAAGCTATATTATTAGCTCTGGCACAGTCTTGAACACTTACATAATACTCCAACACTTCATAGTCAGTATCTAACTTTATAATGGGCACAGTTTCATCTATATTGTTAGAAAGCATTCCAAAATTTTTAGGAACACAGTTTCTATTATAAGCTTTGTAACCTACCAAGCCTGATCCACCAAGAGTCATATTATACCCATAATTATATGTATCTAATGTAGCTATCCAATAAATTTCTTTAATATCTAACTCGTCAGGTTGGCATTCTTCAAGTATATAAAAATCAAAGTTCTCAACACCGTATTTATCCATTGCTCTATAAAGAAATGTATCTCTTACTAAAGAACTTGTATGTCTATGCTGAGTCCATCGTGATTTAATATCAATAGATTGACCAACATACTTTTTGTGATTTATTTTATTCTCAATGCAATATATACCACAGGACACTCAACATCAGTCCTCTACAGGGACCTCTGTTTTTTCTGTGACAGCTAAATCAAAAATACAGCCTTCAAATGTATTCTTCAGTGCATTGATAAGATCAACTACCTCGCCATCTACGTAAACAGCTCCCTGTTCATCAATTGTAGCCTTCTTGATTTTCATCTGGGTAGTAGTTGTTGTTTTAATTTCTACTCCATTCATCCTTTTCTTCCTTTCAATTTTAAAGCTTCTCTGTACTCTTTAATATTATCTTTCCTCCAGCGAGCACTGTAACGTGCAGAGAATTTTAAAGTAGGTTCTATTGTTTTAATTTCTCCGTCAGGCATCTTTTTCTCATGACTTGGTACTAATTTACTAAACATACCAAATCCTGTGAACAGTCGAATTTCTACATCCTTATGTTCATTTGCTGACAGGAGTAAATCATACACAGTTTCTTCTAAAGCTTCATATATTTCAGCTATATTTTCTTCTTGATAGCCTGTTTTTTCTGAAACCTTAGCAATCAATTCTTTTTTGGAATATTTCATAATATTTCATCAATAGGGCAATCGACACCAACAATAGTATCAACAATTCCCAATTCTTTAGCTTCTTCTGGGAACATATAATATTCTCGATCAGCAATACCGTCTAAAAAATCTTTGGTAATAGAGGTATTGGCATATACAAGTTCAGCTAATCTTTCATCACATTTATTATAAAAATTCATTATGTCATTTGCTTTTCTGGAAGTCTGCATAATACCGGTTTGTCCGTCATGAATACAAATTGTACTATTAGGAAAGATATATGATTTATCACAGACCATTGGAATATAACTTGCCATACTTGCAGCCATTCCAATTATTAAGCAATAAACAGGTGTGATACTATGTTTAATACAATCAATGAGTCCCATTCCGAAGTTTACGACTCCACCTACTGAATTTAAAATAATCCAAATAGGCTTTCTTTTATCTTCAGGAACATCTTTATCTTCCTGATTATATTTCAAAATATATAAACAGATGGACTCTAATAGATTGTTATTGATTTCATCGTTAATGATTAATCTACGATTGTCATAGTTGCTTTTGATGATATCAGCAACTAATTCATCTACTCCACTTTTCATAATTGGAAAATCAAATAATTCTTCCATATGTTTCTCCTTGTAATCCTTATATTTTTAGAAGTGATCCTTTTCGAAAAGATCAGCGAAGAGTTTACTGGTTTCTGATCGCACATCTTCTCCAAGATAGATACATCCAAATTTTTCATTTCCTTTAAATTCATTGCACATTTTAATGAGAGGATTATTAATCGTTTTACTTAACAGAGATTGTTTGTAATCACCTGCAAGATAAATTTTACTGTTCTCTCCGAGTCGTGTACCAATAAGTTTAATTTGACTTTCTGATAAATCTTCTGCTTCATCACAGAGAATAACAGTGTCATTATAAGTAGTACCTTTCATAAAGAACGGTACATTAGTATCTAACACACCAGATACTTTCAAACTCTGTAATTCAAACTCTCCGCCATTAAGAGACTGAGAGAGTGGTTCAAAGAATCTCCCAACTTTATCTTCCATGTCGCCTGGAAGGAATCCGATCTCTTTACCTTCACCAGAAACTTCTCGTACACCTAAGATTTTACTATTTCTGCCTTTCTCCTTTACATTGTATAGTGCCATTTGCATAGAAAGATAAGTTTTTCCGCTGCCGTAACCACCGAGAATAGCAGCGATAGTAATATCTGGGTTATTCAAGATATCTAATGCACAACGTTGTAAAGAATTTTTTGCTTTAATAAATTTGGAAGATGGCAGTTTTAGTGCCACAAACCCCTGACCATCATAGCGCATTTCTTTAGTAGTGCCATCGTCAGTATTTTCAATAATGAGATACTCATTGGTGTACCAAGTTGAATAATCTAGTTCAGCCATAGCCTGATTGATAGCATTAGTATCACCTTTAATTACTTTATATCCTTTATATATCTCGTTAGTAGGCTCTACGATTCCGTACACTGGCAGGTTAAAGACTTTCCTTGCAATATTTTTGCAGCACAAATCATCTGAAATGAATTCAATATCCTGAACTTTAGATAGAGTATAAGCACTAAAAACAATCCTGTTGTCTGATCTAACTGGATCCAATTCGAAATTTAACAATTGTTTTTCCATTTCAAAATTGTAATTTACTATGGAATACCGATCATGATTCTGATCTAAAAGACGAGCTATATGTCTAGCTTTGTATTTGATATCCTCATCTTTTCGAGAGGATGTTTTGATATTTTCGATTTCTCTAAGAGTTTCATCAGAGATGAAGAATCTTTCTTTGAATGCTGCCTCCTGGAGATTCAGGAGAGCATTGGTATCATAAAATTTAGTAATAGTTAGGCACTCCTTTACAGTGATTTTGCTTTATCAGCATAGTAGTCCTCAATATATCTGTTGTTGCCTGAGGTCTTATAATATCCTACATGATATCCTTTTTTGTTAATGTAACCTTTGTGCGTGTTTCTAATGATACCTTTGTCCATTAGTTTTTCAATTTCTTTCTTAGAAATCGGTTTAATAATAATCAACTCTTTCTATAATTTATTTTTTATTAAATAGATGTTCGTAGATTTCCATACCCCTGTCATTCAGCATCCTGTAGTAAGGTTCCTGAGAAGACTCCCCATTTCTTCTCACAGTCACTCCGGAACAGACTGCGTTGTCACAGCGGAGGATATTTACTCCATCTACTTTTTTCAATGTTTTTCCACAGACAGGACATTTTCCTAAAAATTTCTGTCTGGCAAAATAAAGTCTATTGTTGTTTTTCATCCTTATACCTTCCCTTTCATATATACTCAATCAACGAAATCTCGCAAACGCGCCTGTAGAGCGCATTTGCGGAGACATTGGTTTAGTTTGATAGCGTTACATATGCCTTTTTTCTCTATGTTTAGCAACTCTTTGACGAGTTTTTTCTAAGTCAATAATATTTTGACATTCGGAACAAAGTACAGAACGATTATTTTTAGATACTGCAATAAATTCTTTACCGCAACAATCACACGTAATAAGTTTTGTTTCATCCTTGGCACTTTTATTCTGGCAATCGGTGCAATAAGGTGAACCGCCTTTAGAATATTTCACTTTATACGGCTTCCCGCAGCGTTTACACAGCTTTATCTTAGACTTCGGGCCCAAGTTCTGATACTGATAGCCCAACTCACGCATATCTGTAATTTTAAGCACCGGATCAGACTCATTATCAACAAATGTGATTCTTATATTGAAGCGAGTTATCTTTTTACTCACTTCAACCAACCCCAATTCCTTTAAGTCATAAATTATGTACGGACGATCATCTACTTTACAAGTTACTCTGGCAAGGTTGAAATATACGTCCATAGAATAATTGATCCAGTTATTATTGGTTTCTGATTTTAGATTGTTAAACTTGGCAATGACTAAAAGAGTGAATGCAAGTCTTTCCCTGGCAGGATTCTTGATTTCCTTGATGGTATCTAACTCTTTCTGCGTAATAGGTATATAATCAATGTTCAACAGATCTCTCTTCTTAGCTTTACCAATACATTTGTCTATAAATGAGTACCAGTTATTGATATCAAAATCAGAATCTACTTTGGAAGCAAATTCTTCTATACCATTATAAATTTCTTTCTGAGTATACTTTTCCTGATACATATATCTAGTTAGAAGAGCTATGTTTGCTCCTAAATCTTTAGGGCTACAATCACCGAGTTCTAACATTTTTTCTATATATTGTTTTTCGTTGAGTATTAAATCCATTATTCTTCGCCTTTCATTTTTACTTTTTTCATTGAGAAGTGTTCGCCGCAAAACTCTATATCACCGTCTGGATCCTTTACAGGAAACTGCGCATAACCATCTGTTCGAGAAAGAAGGTTATCAATAATAGTATCTCCGGACATCTCCCAGACGAAAGTTTTACCCTTTTTTGTGTTATATCCCAAATCAACCAGAATGTTACAAAGCTTTTCTGCGTCTGGAACATATTCTGCACACTCTGATTCAAAAGTCATTCCAATAGGAGTTAAAGAAGTATCTTCATACACAGAGCTATGGCGGCTCATTCTGTTTGCATAAGTTTTGTTATATTTATCATAGATACGTTTTATAAAAGCCTTATCCTTATTTGTGTAGGTGACATCTGACTTCAGAATAGAACTGTCAAACGGTACCTTACTTTCTTTTACATCAGCCAGTGTTTTCTCAATTTCCCAACAGAGTTCATTGACTACACAGGTTTCTGCATTGACTGGATAGAATTCTTTATAGAATTTAAGAAACTCTGCCTGTTCTTCAGTCAACTCTTGTGATGACAGCAGCTCTTCCAGCGGAATATTAAATCTGGACCTGCTCACGGCATCTGATGTTTTGATGTAGTCTTTGTATTCTTTCATAAGAGTAGGGTAGTTGTAGATGAAGAAGTACGGCTTCTTATCTGCACAAATTCTCTGATTGAATTCCTTCTTAGATATTTCTTCTGGTGTATCTGTTTCTTCTATACGGTTGTAGCTATTGTCATACCAATGTTTTGGCATAGGTTTAGCGATGATTCCTTTAGCTTTATCAATAGAGTTCTGTTGGAACAGCTGCCCACACAATATCCTGTAGTCTAAGACTTTATATTCCTCACTGTCTTTCGGGAACCTTGCCTGTAAGCATATCTGTGAAGTGATAACATTAGTAATAGGACCAATCGCATCACCGAAAGAACCTTTATTAGCTTGTATCATATCTGTCTCAGTCGGAACTACCTTGTTTCCTTTGCGCTGAATGCAGTAGATTGGCGGTAGGTTTTCTGTATGTTTTAATAAGATAGTATTGTTAGTAGTAAACATTAAGTCTCCCGACTTAACACCTTATGTTTCCATAAGGGCTAGACTATATCTTCATCTGTAGCTCTATCACCAAGATACAGATGCTCGGCACTTCCCTTGCGAGAATTTCACTCACAAGGTACTCTACTTGCTTCTTTACTTAAGTATTTCTCTTAAGCTATGCTTTCGATAGCCGTTGAACTTTTCTCATTATTGAGACTTAGCACAGTATTGTCTTTGGAAAAATAGTATGTGTGTTTATATATGTTACCTGTTTTTATATAATATGGGATTCTTCCTGCTAGACCTGCCGGAGATGAAGAAGAGTGCAGTTGTTCCAACACATATTCTGCGCATAACTGCATGTATGGAAAAGTTGCTATTACATTTTTGTCTTTATCTAACAAACATACTGGAATAGCTCTTCCATTCTGTCCTCCGGGACGAGATTGTTTTTCTTTTGAATATGCAGGATCAGCTTTGTACTTCTGACTTAGCGTGGTGTTTCCGTAGTTGGGATTTTTCTTGCCACTATAATCTAACGTCTGCGAAACATGTCTGCCAGCAGCGAGAGTATAGTCAACATTTTCTTTATGTGAACACCATTCTAAGTTATCTACACTGTTGTTTGTGCGGTCGTAGTCTTTATGATTTACTTCCGGTAAATTTAAAGGATTAGAGATAAATGCTTTTGCTACTAATCTATGAACACTGGCAACTGTTCTGTTTCCTGTTTTACCGACAGTAATGCACATGTACCCATCTGAATTCATGCGTTGTTTTATTTCCTGATGATATTTCGCTCTACCACGATTATGAGTACTAAATATTTTTCCATCTTCACGAACTATGTAATCAATACCTTTTACATTTAAAATTCTTTCTTCTATTGTTCTCACCTTCTTTTTTATAATCTATTTTTCCAATAAGAGTTCCACTGTTAGCCCGGTACTTCCGGACACCTTACATTTGTAAGTTCACCGAGTTTTACATATACATCGCTGTATAAGGTGACAGAGTTTTATCACAATCAGCTCCATTGAGAGCTTCCTTAGTACTATCCCATGAGTTTAACAACATGCATGTGTTTATATATCTATACCAATAAGTCATATCAGGAGTCCCTACTATCTTAAGCTTACGTACATTGTATTTGCTTGTCATAGGTGCTCTGAAGCAGCAGACCTCGCTGACTTCTCGATCAAGCCAATGTTTATGCCAGCATTCCCCAGCATGGAGTAATCCTGTGACCGGTAAACCAAAGATACTCTGCATCAAGCTATACGGATCCCCTCCAATGATGGCAAAGTTACCCCTTACTTTGAGTACACCAATCTTGGCCTGTCTGATTTTTTTCTTTATCATATTGTAGATTCTGTCTCTGATGTAAGGATCATGAATCATCTGTGGCTCAATCATGAGAGCATTGATATACGGTTCTTCATCAATATAGGAATCTTCTGTAAGATTTGTTCCTCTCAGAAATAGGAGTGACTTCCTGTAATCTAATCCAAGGATTTCTTGAATTTCTTCTACTGTAGGACGGACCAATTCAGTTACTTCTTCCGGTGTAAGGTGGTAATTCTGCAGGAACTGGTAATTTGTGCTTCTGTACTCATCAAGTCTTGCAGGAGCAGTCTTGGCTATAGATATTTGATAATGATATTTTTCTATATTGGACCAGTAATCTTCGAAAGAAGAGTAGGAATCCCATAATTTAAGCATAGAAGTAGTAATAATCAGTTCAGACTCTCTGATATCTCTCATATCTCCCCAGGCATCTTTTATATAGAAGTTTTTCGCTATAGATTCCCCAAAAGCTAAGTAATCCATTGTGAAAACCATGCCCTTTGTCCATGGGAGTCCTCTGAGATTACAGCCAGATAAAAAATCTTCTTCTTCGTCAAGTTCTCTTGCCCAACGGTAAGAGAGTGATGGAAGCATGATTCCGTAACCGTCTGATTCCGTAAGCTCTATTTCTTGATCCTTGAGGAACTCTACTATTGGTTCATCAGACTGAGAGTCATCTACACGAATAATGTCTTCTGTGAAATGAGTAACGCAGTCAGGAACGACTATGATCCCTTTCGGCATACTTACTGGAATACTACCGGAACAGATCAGTGCCTGGTACGCTTCAAGTTTAGCTGGTACAAATTTTTGTTCTAGGTTCCTGCCACAACAGAGACGCTCATAGAGCTGTGAATATAGTCTTTCAGAGACATAAACAATAGTAGAATTCTTTACACCCCCGTTGGTGCCTAGGAGTCTGTGATATTTAATTCCATTGATAGAAAAGCCTTTATTGGCTCTGTTATAATCAGACATTTTATCAATGATCAGACACATGTAATCTGGAACAAATTGAAGATTATAGAATCTTTTATAGAGATTTGCTATGAGAGTATCTTTCTTAGAAGAATCAGATTTTTTGAGACGCTTGATTTCTTTCTTTATATAAGAAGCTTCTTCTTCTCTGGCTTCACTGGTGTCTCCGTTGAGTTCATCAATGAATCTGAGAATCTGGCTATCAGACAGAGAAATAATGTCTTCTGTGTTTAGAGCTTCCTCTAATGGATATTCCAGCTTCCAGCGTGATCTACGAAGACGTTCACTGTGGAGCTTGAATAAGTATCTTTTACATTTTTTCTGCTTTGCTATTGTAATCATTCCTTTCTTTGGTAGCGAGCTATGAGGGTCTTACTTTCTTTCTCTCACTCGCTTCGCTCATTCGTTCAATCAGTTCGAGTTGGATTTATTACACCTGTAAAAAACAATAATTATTATTTATATAAAAAATAATTACTATATTTTTTTGGTGTAACAAAAAACAATCAACGTCTGAACGCAAAATTTTTTCAGAAGCAGCTGCTTTAGGCGAGGCGCTTAACCGCCGAGTGTAGAAAGTAGCGCTGAAAAAACTTTCATGTGTTCAGACCTCAGGCTTCGCCTTTCGCTCTATTGCAACCTGACAGCGGTGTCAATTATTGAATTCATTTTCTTATTATTCAGTGCATCACATTTGGAACTTGCATCTTTCAACTTTTGTATTATTAAATTGTTTAGAGTATGAGGATCTGATAATGGAAGAGTATTAAACTGCTTAATCTCAGTAAATACGTAACATTTTGTATATCTTTTTACTCCTAGCGGCTCCAATTTTTTAAGAATAAAATCAGTATATTCTTTTGCTTTGGAACTATGTAAGATAGACCATTCATCTTTATATGAAGTTTGTGCCAAAGCTTGAGCTTTTACATCTTCCATGTAGTCTATTGGAATGTCTACTGGTTTGTGTCCTTCTTTGAATGTATAGGCATAGTCCATATGATATGAAATACAACCTTTCTCTTCAAATTTCCTCAAATTTATATATAATATTTGTGCAATGATACAATTTATTTTTTTATGAAAATATCTATAAGAAGAAAGAGAGAGTCCTGTTGCATTCACACAATCTAAAAAATATTTTGGTCTCGTGAATCTGTCACTCGTAAACCCTAAGAGTTCATAAAGGTCTGTTACGGAATATTTCTTATTGAGTTCCAGATGCTGTAAGTTTGCATAGATTGCTGAGTTATATTTTCCATGTGGACAATACTCTTTTTGTTTACGTTTAGGTTTAGTCTTAGGTTCTTTATATATTTCGTCAATGATCAATTTGTGGGTACCTGTAATTTTTTTCCATGAGAAATATAATTTGAATTTTTCCTGCTGTAGAACATAGCCTTTTCCGGCAGGCATCTTCTGACCAGTAAGAGCTACTGACAGTTCCTGCATATTTTTAAATTCTTGACCCGGTAAAATTTTTGTGGTGTCAATCAACTTTCTTACCCCCTATATAATAGTTTTATTCGAGTATATGGATCAAATTTCTTTTGTAAGAGGCTCACTGTAAAGTTGTAAGCCTCTCACTGTAAAATCAAAATTTACTTACAGATTTCATAATACTGAGCAGACAGTTTCTCAATGTCTGGACCGAAGATTACACATGCTATTTCAGCTAGATCATTGAACATACCAATGTGCTCTATGTAATCTAAACGGTTCTGTAGCTTAGGCTTATGTGTCTCATTGTAATGTTCAAGCTGTACTTTAGTATTCATATGAAACTTATTGTCGAACTCTCTGTAGAGGAATGGCCAACGTGTATGAGGACTTCCTCCGAAGCGTACAATTCTATTGAGGATCTGACGTTTATCTGCTAATGGAATGTCTGATGTAAGATTACGAATGATGTCTTCCTGATGTGAAATAGTGTGATTCTGCTGCTGAATTGTATTGTTCTGTTGCTGGATAGTATCAAGAGTAGTTTTAAAAAGAAGTCGAGTGTTCTGATCCGCAAATGGGAGATAGGTGTCTAGGAAAAGGTCGGACTGTGATGGGTTAACGTAGCCCCCTGTCTTACGGATAGAAGGGAGTACTTCAGAAGTAACCCAATGCTTGAACTCTTTTGCTGATGGAAGTTTGCTGCTAAGGATAAGGGAGTAGAGGCCGGATTCGTTGATAATATAAGTTTTTCCGACCGTCTTCCCATTTTGGGAATTCGGTAACATTTTAATAATTTTGTCCTCATCAGCAACATGAGTAATAATTGCTTTACTTGTATTGCTATATCCCAAAGCTTCCGCTACATCCTTACCTACGAACCATGGTTCCCCTGAGATTTCAACAGTTCTCAGCTCACCAAATTCTGGATGATTGAATACTGTTGGGGCTTCTGTTGGCGTAAACGCTTCTGAAAGATGATTTATAAACCAGTTTAGATGTTCTTCGGTAGGATCTATTTCTTTGAAACCTGCGTAATTGATGATAATAAGCTTACGGGAATTAAAAATAGTATAATCAGTATTCTCAGGTGAAACATGATTTTTTATAGCTCGCCAGGTGTCTTTGTATCCACAGATGGCTGCAACATCTTTACCGATGAACCATGTAGTGCCTTCAATGATAGAGTATCTGAGAGGGATTGAAATTGAATCATTAGTGTGGTATAGTAATGTGTGGGTATTAGTAAAAGTCTTCATATAAAATGCTCCTTATGATTTATAAACTTGTTTACAGGTTAAAGCTTCAAGCTCATCATAGTCATACTCAGTTAAGTGGGAATCTGTAGTATTGATCAGGAACTCGTTGGGTTCGAAAGATGAGAGAAGTGAGTCTAAGAGTAGAAGAGTGTTTTGTACACCTAGATTGTAGCCTTTTACTGCATCTGGAGGTGCAGTAGATAGAATGGCTGATTTGTGAGAATCAAGTTGTTTTTGGAGTTCTTGAGTAAGATTGACTCCAATAAAAGTAATGTCGTTCATATGTGCCTCCTGTGATTTCTATCCCTTTCGGGATAAGTGTATTATAGCACTGACTACGAAAAATGTCAACAGAATTTTACAAACTTGTTTAGAAAAATAAAAACAGGTGAATCAGGAAAACATATATAATAAGGAAGAAACTCTGATCTGGAAATCGAGTGAGAGAGATGTGATGATCGGAGAATCTGGGAACATGGATCCGAAATCTGAACTTGGTGTCAAAAAAGCTCTGCATCCCCGGAAAACACTGCATTTTTAAGGAAAATTTGGCATAAGTACCCCCGGTCTAAAACGTGCGAAAATGCTTATTTTCAAACCTTTAGTGGACAGATATGAACGGTTTGGGCTGATTTTGGTTGTTCCTGACTGAAGTACTGGGAATGCTAGGATTTATACAATGGTAAGATGTATCGTTTTACAAACGCCCCGTTTTTAAGGCTTTAAAGTGCTAAAGTGGATAGCCCTAGTATACTTTAATAATTCAGTATTATACATCCGTACCGTAGCAAAATTTTACAGTATTGAAATTTTACAATTGAAAAATTTTACAGTGATAATACTATAGAATTTTACAGTGCTAAAGCAATCAGAATATTCAGTCAATATAACGAATTGTATTGAATTGTGTCTGGTTTCTCTGATCGAACCATAGTGTTTTTAAGATTGCGAATACAATTTTGCTTTAAAATTCAATGTTTCAGACAATTGTTTTCTCTTACAGTAAATTATCTAACGATTATTACTAGAAGTTTAATTATATATACAACTCAACAAATTGAATAGAAAAGAGGCTATAATTTATGTCAAATTATGAATATAACAAGAAATATGCTAAAGAGTGGAACAAAAACAATACAAAAAACATAACTATCAGATTATCAAACTCACAATATGAAAAATTGCAAAACTATTGTGATTCTAACAAAATTGCACGTGCAACTTTCATTAAATCACGAATTGCAGACATAATTGAATAAATTATATATATTATCTGACATATTATCTTTTATAAGACGTATTACTTTGTATAGTTCATCTATACTACTTTCGCTAATACGTCTTACAATCTGTATATAATCACGTCTTGTCATACGTCCTACATATTGTATATTTATACACTGTGTAATACATATTACACTCTGTATGCAGACAATATGATCTGGACAACCTTTATTTTTCGCTTTAATAGGAAGTAATTTTTCACGAAAAAACTTTTTTTCATGCCAAAAAGCCTGTATTTATGCGGGTTTGCAGGCTTTCGTAAACGTGTAAATAAAAATATTTTCAAAAAAGTGTTGACATTCTATGCAATCCGTAGTAGTATAAACGTGTCGACAGGGAAAGACAGTCGGCAGTGTTCAAGCGGTGGTTAGGTATCCACTCAAAAATACCTAAAGAAAGAAATAAAACTTTTTTGAAAAAGTACTTGACAAACTATGTAATCCGTAGTAAGATAAGTACATCGACAGGAGAAAGGAGTGGTAATTATGATTCGTCCACTATGCAGGACGTAAACACTGCATAGGCACTTGTTAGCAGATAGCAAGAGTCTACTGAAATAAGACACAAATACTATTCAGGCACTTGTTAGCAGATAATAAGCGGTATTTCTAAACCGATATCAATTGAACCATTTCCCGAAGTCTGGGATATCTTGTTAGTGGACTCGAACGGCTTCCGCTTTTATAGGGGGGAAAGAAAGTTTCGACAGCAAGAGATGACAGGGTAGGGGATAAAAAATCATCTTGTGAAGATGCAGGATGGAGTCAGCAGGTGGGCTATGACTAACATTTCAGTACGGTACGCAACTATAAACAACTTTGTAAATCATTTTTATTGTGATTCCCGATAATATGCCTCTGTTTTAACAGACACGTTGGTTTCCGACGTGTTACGGTATGATTTACAATTTGCTCATTCAGACATAACCTGCGCAGGGTATACAGTGCAAAGCGCACACCTTGCAAAAATGGTTGACGTCTTTATTGATTCTATCCGTATCTAAGGCGGAAGGTCTAGCACTATAGATATAGCTATCAGTAGGTGCAAGTCCTGCAAGTGCTATAAACACTTTTGTAAAGTGCGCAAAAATATTTTAAATTCAGGAGGAAGATACTATGTTAAAATCAGCTTTAATTATCAATGCTTTAGAAATGCCAGCAAACTGCCATGAGGACGTAAAAGCGCAGGTGAAAGACCTCGTAACATTCAAAACTATGACCGCAGAAAAACAGCGGATTCTTGCTACTAAGTTAGGCACTAAGAAACTGTCAGACCTTATTTCAGAGGGTGAAAAACTCTATCCAGGCAAGGACTGGGCTGAGTACTCAGATATTGAAATGTCAACAGCTTTCGCAGGCTGGACTGAAAAAGCCACTGACCTGCGTGAAGACTTTATCACTGCCAATAGCAATCTTGAGGCTTGCCAGTGTGACGAAACCACATTCAAGGACTTACCAGACACCGATAAAATCTTTGTTACTCTGATTTGTCATTCAGTAATGCCCAAAATGGGCTTAGACTCTGACTTAGTTCCTGAGTCCCTTGGTAAAACCATTGCTACTTGGTATCAGTCAGGCAAGGGTATGTCTGGACTCAATAAAGCCCTCAGAGACTCATTCCGTACTTTCATTGGTCAGTCTGGTGACTGGTTTGATGGTCTCAAGCTTAAAGCCTCTGATATGGCTGGGTCTGATATTCGCCACTTCATAGCTTCCTTTGAGCGTGGTGCATCCCGTAAAGTGTCACAGAAAAAAGACGGCACTGTAGAAATCGGTGAGTTCGACTATAAAGAGGACTTCAGTCAGCGTGTAGTTGCTAATAAAGTTACTGATTTACTGACAGTCTACCTGCTGTCAAGAGCTGATAAAGTCGAAGTTGTAGCATAAACAAGTTTATAAATCATGAGCTTATACTCTGCCTATGACTTCGGTCATAGGTAGGAATAAGAACATGATAGGGTCATGCTCTAGCCTTAAAAAGAGCAATAGGAGGAAAAACTATGAACCGTAAAGAATTAAAAGCTCGCATTGCGTCTTGTGAGCAACTCATCAACGAGGCAATTTTCTGTCAAGACGCAGAAACCGTTTACCACTACACGAAAGTAGTGGAAGGTCTGAAAAAAGACCTCGCAGCTAGTAAACCAGTATACCCAGAACATCTCTATGTTCGTTTGGGTGACCTTGTGAATCTGGAGGTGCAACATGTATAACATTAGAACCATGAAAAATCCAGAAAAGCACTACGGGCTTACTTTCCCTAAAGGTGCTTTGTTTATTAGAGGTCAAGGCAAACGCTTTGTCCTCTGCCGACAGATTAAACAGTACCCGTTTGTGGTATATATGTCTGTTATGGACAACACTGGTTTTATTCAGTGGAAAAAAGCTAAAATTTCCCCTAGCACACATGTACTAGCAAAGGAAATCGTAGATTATGTCCAGAAAAACGGGCTATATCTGCGCAAGGAAATGACTCCACAGCAGCTTGTAGGTCTTACTTCCTGTCTCCCAAAGGAACGCAAAGTAGGCTGGGAGTTCCGTCAGCATAGTCATATTTCAGGGGCTATCAATGACATGGAAGTTACTTTCCATGAATGTTACTGGAGTACAGGCAAGAATAAACCGCAAATGGCTTACAAGCCAAAAGGAACTAAAATCAGTCCATACGAAAAGAGGAGGTGAAAAGTATGCTGAAAAACTTTAAAAGAGGTCTGATAGGGTATCAGGACCTGTGCAAGGCAATTGCACAGTTAAAATCAAACCCAGATTATGTCTGGACAGAAGAAGACTTGGAAGCTCTTGAATATGTAGGTGAGGATTATCTCCAGCGGAGGTGATTCTATGATTTACAATTCTTGGACTACCCAACGCAAAGCAAGGGCAGTCAAGCAAATGAGCGATTATTTGCTCAAGAACTGTTACCCCAGCTATACAACATGGCGAAAATACTGTCCATATTGGAAGCAAGGGAAGACGGAAACGGAATACTTTGAGTCCATTGTAGAATTTGTCTCTACACAAGGCAATTTTGAAAATGCACTCTTTGTATTCTACTGCTTAGTTGCCTAAGCAGATGCTCTATTTCTACGAGGAGTAGACAAGGCAAGGTCAAACCTTGATAGAGCATTATTCAATGAGTTATGCCACTTTAAAAGGCAGGAGGAAAAATTATGACAAAGACTATCTACACAAGAATCATCAACAAGAAAATCACATCAGTAGAGCTGAAATCTGTTTTAGGCAGAGAACTCTACATCTGTAACAATGGAAACTGGACAGATGTTCTCAACGAATTTTCTTTCAGCTACACACCAGAACAGTTCTGCCAGTATATTGCCGACTATGAAGCATGGGCGGAACTCAACAATGTCTATGTAGAAATTCTGGAAGGTAAAGCAAAGCACAGGGAAATCATCAACCTTGTTAAAGAAAAACTGACAGAATTCTTTAGCGAATATGATTACACCTTCTTTCCTAAGTTCTACAAAACTCTTTCCGCAAAGGAAAAGAAAGCAGCTGTACTGATTCTCAGTCACAGTGAATTGTTTGACTATGGATGTATTCCAGTAATGTATCCAAGCACAAACGAACTCTCTCTTCTCTGGAAAGGAAATAAGAAGCTTAAAAAATGTCTGTTCGTTCCTATCAAGGGACCGGATTATGAACTCACTGTAAACATGTTCACAGGCGAAGTAGTAGAGTATGTGGACATGGACATCATAGAAGGGAATTTCTAGGAGGGCAATCATGCAGAATTATAAAACCAGAATCGCGCAAGCAAAATCAAGTTTCGAACTTTCCTGTATCTGGGAAGAAGTTCGCAATGCTTATTGGATTAAAAAGACTATTAGTAAGAAAATGTACGAAAAACGTTCTGCTGAAATTGCAGCTAGGAGGAAATCATTATGAACAGAACACAAGCAATTTACGGGGCAGCAAAGCACTATGCCAAACTTATGAAAGGGTATAAGGCAAGTCAGCGGTTGGAGTTCCGAAAAACTTTACACTCTCTCTGGAGAGCCGATTTATATACATATACTGAATATCAGTTTATCTTAGGGTATGTGTATAAAACTTTTGGAATAATAGAGTCTAATGCTTATAAACCATTTGGCACAAGGCGTATCTATGATTTTGAAGGGAGGGTCTGATATGAACAAGGCAGACAAAGTAAAACAAAAATTAATTAAAGAAGTAGTAATCCCTTCATTGATAGGAGTGTTAATAGCACTCCTTTTTTTATTGGCTGTAGTGAAGCCTACAGGAGCAAGTGAAGACAGTACCCGTCCAATGACAGGCACTGTCTATTTTGTTTCTGGACATAGTGTATCCATTGTATCACCTGATAAACGCACTTGGAGTTACAAAGGAAAAGGCTTCACAGTAGGAGATACAGTATCTTGCGTTGTCTCTGACAACGGAACCTCAAAGACAGTAGATGATTATATTAAGTCTGCTGTCGTGAGCGAAACCGAGTGTTTGCCTATAGAAATAGAAGCAGGCGAAGAGGGAGCTTTAGTCCACTTCGCAAGCGAAACATGGTATTTAGAAAGAAGGTATTAATATGACTCTTAATATATTTTATAAACAGTTCTCAGGAAATGACTCATTTAAAACCACAGAAGATAGGCAGTCAATCTATCTTGATAAACTGGAATCCAAATATCCAGGGATCCTTTGCACAATGGAGTCTGCTATATTTGGATCCTTTAAAGATGAAGGATTCTATGCATCTTTGGTACCACAGTCTCATACTGGTTATGTTGTAACCAATAAAACTTCTTGTGGGGCAATAGCTCTGTTTTACTCTGGAGCAATGGAACGTTTCGCTCAACTTATTGGAAGCTTCTTTGTTATCCCATCTTCAACAGAAGAAGTGATTCTCATGCCTGGGACTGATTCTACAGGCATCAATGGAATGATCAGAGAGGTTAATGCCCAGTGCGTAGAAGATGATTTAGTTTTAGATAGTCATGCCTACTTCTTTGACAAGGCAACCAACACGCTGAAGCCTGTAGTATCTCTAAGTGATTCTATAGCAGAGAGGAGATTAGCATGACATACAAATACACAACTGTAAGAATACAACGGAAAGAGGCTCTTTTGGGTTATGTAATACCTAAAGGGGCCTTATTTATTAAAGGTAACGGACTTCAGTTTATCTGCACAGAGAGACCTAAAGATCCTATGAACATTCCTGTGTTAATGTTCCAGAATGGAAGTTGGCATCAGATTTCAGTATCAGTCATGTATAGCTATCTTGCAAGGGAGATAGTTAACTTTATATAAGGAAGGAGTTCTGTTATGAATAACGTATACACAATACAAGAGATTATGACTTTAAAATTCTTGAGTTGTCCAATGTAGTGTATGAAGCTATCTTAGCAGAACTCACAAGGCAATATAAAGATATGATTGATAGACTGTTGCCTATCTTTGACAAGGCACCCGTATATCAGTTAGATCAATATGTAGATATCTATAAATATATTGTAGTTGTATAGAAAGGGAAATCACTATGAAGAAATTATTAGCTTTAGCAATGGCAACTATGATGATGGCAACCCCAGTATCAGCAGCTCCAACAACAGATGGAGAATGCAAAGACCTATATCCTCTGACAGGAATAGTAACAGAGGTTGAGCACATGGAAGATACGGATCTGATTACTATGACAACTGCCAATGGAAATCAGTTCTCTTGGTACGCTGACGCAGAAGACTGTTGGTCTATTAATGACCTTGCTTCATGCATCATGGAGTCCAACGGAACCGAGATTGTCTATGATGATGAAATTGTAGACGCACACTATGCAGGTGGGCTTAAACAATTTGCTCAGTATGCAAGGGAGGACTAATCATGAAATATAAACTTAGAATCTATTTCAAAACAGGTTTCAACAAAGGAAACCTAAGAAAAGAAGAGTTCTTTCCTACAAAGGAACTGATGCAGGAAAGATATGAGGAACTGTTTAATTCTAAAGACTATGCTCTTAATCCTACAACATGGGAGTTGATAGGAGATGAGTGGCTGAGAATTTTTTAAAGTAGAAAATAAAATATACTGCATAAGCAGTATATTTAAGCATCTTGAATTGCTCAAAAAGGGTAGCATGAAACCTAGGGCTACCCGTTTTCCTCCAAGATGTTTAACTATGCTGCTTAGAAAGGAAACAATATGTTAAAGAAGGTAACCAGAAGAGAAGCACAGAAAGCACTCATTGCAGGAAATCCTGTATATTTGCTTCCTAATAGAATGCAAGTGGATTCACCTTGGGCGCATCCGTTCAAAGTGAAAACTCCTATGTCAGAAGAGAAATTTAATCGTCTGATAATGAAATATGAACATGCTTGTTGCACTGTAGATACAGGAACCGGAAGTTTCTGTTATATAGATGCTTGACAAGGGAACAGATGTTTGCTATGATTTGATTAGGAGGTAAACATGAAAATAATTTATACAACATTAATAGGACTGGGCTATGTGTCCAAAGAGTCAAATAATAAATATACTGTAGAATTTCTACATGGAAATTATATTTTTGACTTTCCTAAAAAAATAGTAGAACCATTATTGGTTCATAATACTCTTTATGAAGCGATTTTGCGCAGGAAAGGAGAATGGAAATGAGACATATTTATGTAAAGACACCAAATGGTCTAGGTAAATTAAATTTTTATGACGGATCATTATGGCACTCTCATTACATAGTAGACCATTATAAACATGATTCAAAGTTTTACTCTGGATACTATGAAGGAAGATATATAACTAACGCATCCTGCTATGGCAAAGAACATATCAAGTTTCTCAAGAAGAGACCGCTGATTGATTTGATCACCAAGAGAAAGGAATGAATATGCAGAACATATATGTATATAATCGTAAAGATAAAATAGGAAAGTTGATATGGTATAGAGGTATAGTTTTTTACCCTTATGTAGTCACTCATAATCATTCCTACAATAGAATGTTTTTATATAGTGGCTCAATTGATGATAGAATTGTTGTAGACTGTATGGTTTACAAAAAGCACGAAATCAAGCTCTTACATAAGAAACCATTGAGACATTTTATAGAAAAGAGGCAAGGCAAATGATAGTATACAAAATAAATGTCCTGCAAGAGTTGAAGCACAAAGGATATTCAACTTATGTCTTGCGGAGAGATAGAATCATGGGAGAAGCTCAGATACAAAAGATTCGGCAGGGTGAACTTGCTAGTAAAGAAACTCTCAATACAATCTGTCGATTATTGCAGATACAGCCCGGAGACTTGCTTGAATATGTGGAGGAGATATAGATGTTAGGAGAATACATTAAAGACCCATTTTATGGGTTAGGCAAAGTTATAAAATTCAGACCTGGCAGTAGTGAACTTGTGTACTTTTTCAAAGCAAATGATAACCTACATGATGGTGCAATAGAGCCAGGTTCCTGTCCAGACAACCATGGTTGGTGGTTTGGTTCTGACGACATTAAAAGAATGAAGTACCTTCCTCCGCTAGCATCATTAATAGAGAGGAGGCAACAATGAAAATAGGTGATATAGTATGGCGAAGCAATTCTGGTATGGGAAGAATAATAGATATTAGATCTTCCTCAGCGCCATATCTAGTTTATTTTTATAAAGAAAATAACCGTTTGTATAATGGCAACGATAGAGGCCCAGATTGTCGCTATTGGTGGTGCTTCAGAAGTTCACTTACTCTTGTCCGTTCAGTGTCTTTGTGCAAGCTAATAGAAAGGAGACGCAATGAAAACAGGTGATATAGTTTTTCATCAAGAGTACGGTGTAGGCAAAATAAAATTTATTGATGGCTTAACATATTTAGTTTATTACTATAAAGAAAATCCTTTATTACACAATGGATCTATTGGACCTAATTTCCATTATTGGTGGAGCTATGCTGAAGACCTGAAACTTATTTCATCTGTCCGTACATTAATAGAAAGGAGGCAACATGGTTGATTTAAGGAAGAAGCTCCGGTCTGGAATGATAGCTGTCACACCAGCAGGAAGCTATCTTGTTCTTACCGATTGCGAGACGGCGAATTATGGCAGTCAAGATTTTTGTATTATTGGACCTGATGGTTTTATGATAGGCAGTAATTACGATGAAAATTTGAGCACTATTCGTGGCATTTGCTCTATAAAAGCTCTATATAAGTCAACTGTAAATGGACTTACTTATGAAATGAAATACAAAGATAAAGATTTAATTTGGACAAAGGATCCAAAAAATCTTAAAGAATTAATCATATCAAGGAGGTTTTCAAAATGAAGACAGCAAAGGAAAGACTCTACAGAGTTGATTATGCCGAGGAAAAACTCGGTGACACAGTAACTAAGGAGATGATGAATACCAGTGAGTATGAAAAAGGCTACGGAATCATTCAAGCCCTTGAATCATGCGAAACAGACGGAGAACTTGACATATTAGATGAAGTTCTGACTGCTTTATGTGGTTATGGTATTGAGTATCTCACCAACTTAGTAGAATGTGACTGCTAAACTATGAAATAAAATTAGAGCTGTGAAAACAGCTCTTTTTTATTATATAAAAAAGAAAAGAGGAAAACAAAATGGAAAACATCGTTTACAACACAGTTATGAGCAACTTATTAATCTCTGGTACAAAGGCATGTGCAGTAATTCCAAGGGAATTGATGTCTGTCGATCCAGCTTACCAGCGGCTGGAAACACGAAATCATAGAAAAATTAAAGCAATGCATGACAATTTTGATCATATGATTATGGATGCATTATTAGTGGTGCCACATCCAGAAGAGTGCACTTTTTCTATTGTAGACGGTTATGGTCGTTTTATTGCATCAGAAGGTATTTTAGATAAACTCGAATGTGTTGTTATTACTTCAGCCCCATCTGATCCAGATGAGAGAAGACATTTCGAAGCAAGTATCTTTACAAGACAGAGCTTGTATACTGAAAAAGTTACTCCGCTGCAGATGCATAAGGCAAATCTTATCTTAGGTGAACCGAATGCTGTAGCGTTGCAGGAAGTGGTTGATGAATATAATTTAAGCATTGCAGAAGACAAAGGGGTAAGAAAACCAGGAACTATTGGTAGTTACACATCCGCTTACAGGATAATTAAAGCAAAAGGTAAGATAGCTTATGAAAGTATTATATCTACTTGTTGTAAAGCTGGTTATAACTTATCAGGAGATGGATTATGTGACAAGATAATTAGGAACTTATATAAAATTTATTGCTTCTACGGAGATATTGGATTAGTAAAAGTATTGCCTATTATGAGAGGAACTGAGCCAAGTACACTTAAAGCAAAAGGAATAGCTGCTTATCCAGAAAGAGTTGAATTAAGTCTTGCTCTCTACCTGCAGGACTATTTAGTATCTCTTGGTGAGCCTAAACAGTTTAACGAGAAAGGAAAGAAAATTTCTTAAACAAGTTTGTAAAAAGTATTGACAAGTTTTACAAACTGGTTTATAATGCAGTTACAGTTAAGAAAGGAGAAAACAAATGGCAACACTTATTAGTTTTTATAAAGATAATAAAATTACCTCATCAGAGGTAGAATCCAAGGACATTGATATTGTTCTTGGATTCCTCTTCAAGGACTATGTCTTAGGAGAAGATATCACAGAAAACTTTGACTCAAAGTTTCTCTACATTGAGGACAGCAAGTTTAAAATGAAACCTCTAAACAAGAAAATAAAAACATTTTCGCAAGAAAAAGAGGATTCTGTAGAGGTTCTGATTCAGTTTGAGGAGCTCGCCAAAGGATACGAAGCAGCTTATATCTTTGACCAGTATGAGGTATTCAAGTTTGAAAACGGTGACTATAAAGATTTGGATGAGAGAGATTATAAACTCTCCATCTGTAAGCACTGCGGAAAGATTATTTCCGGATCTTTAGTCAATGATTATTGTCCAGAATGCTTCGTAACCTATGGAGTACAGGAAGTGTTTGAACAGATTCAGTCAGATGACAAAGAGTTGTATACAGAATATGAGACAGTTTCAAAAGTCATGAATACAGTGGAAGCCTTTTATGACAGAATCAAAGATAAAGGCGCATTAGCTGTACAGAGAGCAAAAGAAATCTCTGAACAGTACTTAGGAAAAGAACAGATTCCACAGGAATTATATGAAACAATTTTAGGAGGATTTGTAGCATGAATAAGGAAACAATGAAACAGGGTATGATTAAAGTTTTGAATATGTATGATATCCCTTGGGGTAATTCAGCCATTGACAAAATTATCAACACATGGGCAGACAACAAAACCCCTTTGATTGAGTTATTAAGACATCATCCTAACTGGAATGATGAAAAATGCTATGTAGCATTTGATCAGAATATCAAGGGACAGCCAGACGAGGGGAAAATTTACAGGTTCATTGATTGGATGATTAACAAGAGAAGATACACAGATGCTTTGGATGCATTGAGATATTATAGAGAACAGCTTCTGGATGAACGAACAGCTTCTTTAATTAAAGAATGCTATCCTGATATTAAAGGTATTTCAGCAGGTCAGAAAACCTCAAGAGCAGTGAAGAAAATCTGTACACTTATAGGTATTACTTCTGATACCTATTCAGATTTTGAAAAGAGGTATGCCAAATATTCAGATGCAATCAATCCATTGGATGTTGTCCGGCACACTATCCTGTCAGTTAATCCAGTTGATTATCTGTTGTCCTCCAATGGAAATAGCTGGTCATCCTGTCATACACTTGATAAAAACAATCCTAATGGTTACTCAGGATGCCATTGTTCTGGAACAATGAGTTATCTTCTTGATGGAACTACAATGGTTTACTATCAGGTAGATAAAGAGTACGACGGCAATGACTTAGAGTTCGAGCCGAAAATCATCCGTCAGTTATTCCATTATAAAGATGGAATCCTTGTACAGGGAAGACTCTACCCTCAATGTAACGATGGCAAAAACTCACTGTATACTCCAATTAGAGCACAGCTTCAGAAAATCATCGCTGATTGTTTGGTGGCTCCTAACCTTTGGAGAAAGAAAGGCGGCACCTCTGCTTGTTGCTCAGTTATTAATTCTGAAGGTACCCACTACAGAGATTATGAGTGCCAGAGTGAGTGCTCAGTAAGTAAAATTATCAAAATGATTCCCAAGGGAGGAGTAGATAATAGGCATATGACAGTTGGACATGATATCTACTGTGTAAAATGTGGAGATTGGCATGATATGGAAAGTACACTTCTTTGTGAAGATTGCTATGATAATTATGCCTACAGCGGCTCTCGAAGATGCTGTGATTGCGGTGATCGCTATGACGAAGATGAAATGTACTGTATCAATGGAGAATGGTATTGTAGTGGTTGTTCCACTTATTGTGATCACTGCGGTGAAAGAGTACCCAATTCGAGTATTCATTATTACGGGGAGTTAGATGAGGACATCTGTGATGAATGTATCTCTGAAGATTTTTCCACTTGTGACTGTTGTGGAAAGTTAACTAACAATGATGATTTGACTTATATTGAATCTACAGATGAAAATGTTTGTGGCAGATGCTTAGAGAACAAATATGCATATGTAGATACTGAAGATGAGTATTATCCCATTGAAAAAGTAAATACTTGCGTATGTGGACAAACTTACTTAATTGAAGAAGGTGACAAAGGACTTTGTCCAGACTGTATAGAAGAGGAGACCGGAGATGAGTAAAAATAAATATAAAATTACAGAATTAGAAGAGATTTTGAGAATGAAACAAATGACTTTAAAGAGTCACCTGGAAGCCAAGTTGGAAGCAACAGGTTATGAGCCTAAATCAGAAGATGGATTCCTCTATGCTAAGGGAACTTTCCCAGTACTCTTAGTTGCTCATATGGATACAGTACATGAAGAATGTGTCCAGAAAATCAAATACACTGGAGCAATCATGTCTTCTCCTCAAGGGATTGGGGGAGATGACCGGTGTGGCATCTACGCTATTCTGCAAATTATTAAAGAGTATCATTGTTCTGTATTGTTTACAGAGGATGAAGAGAAAGGGTGCGTAGGAGCTGAGAAGTTTGCTGTAAGTGACTATATAGTAAACAATGATATAAATTATATCATTGAAATTGATAGAAGAGGGACCAATGACTGTGTATTCTACTCTTGTGATAATCAAGAATTTGAAAAATTCATTGAATCTACTGGTTATTTCAAAACAGCATGGGGTTCTGTGAGTGATATATCAACAATTGCTCCGGCACTCGGTGTAGCAGCAGTCAATTTATCTTCTGGTTATTTCGACGAACACACTACAAGAGAAACAATCAATGTAGAGGCATTACTTTCTACAATTGAAGAAGCGAAAAAGATTCTTGCTTTACCATGCGAGGAACCATTTGAGTACATTGAAGCTGCCTATGGTGGTTATGGAAACTGGTGGAGAGATTATGATGAAGAAGCATCACCTATTAGCACTGATTACACAACAGCTTATACAGATGATTGTACTTATATATTCTCGAAAGAGGAGAAGGCAAAGAAATTCTTCCATATTTATCTTCAGACTTACAGCGGAAATGAAATCTGTTGTGAAATCCTCGCAATAAATGAAATGGAAGCAATTGGTATGGCTTTAAGTCATTATCAGTATTATTCTGCTTGTGACATTATTGATATAAAATCACAGTAAAGGAGGAATGTTTATGCCAAAGTATATGATTGACCTCTAGCCCACTAAGAGGTTTTCATATAAATTACAACTGAATATAGAAAAATTACAACTGAATATGGGTAAAGATTAAAACAAACAACAAAAAACAAATTTCAAACAAGAATAGGAGATTATGATTATGATGAACACAACTATTATTACAAAAATTATGGCAGCACTTGGACAGGACGAGCTTAAAGAACTCATCGGAGCACTTCAGGGAATGGTTGATGCACCAGAGACAGTACAGAAACATTGGGAGCCAACAGAAGGTGAGCAGTACTTCTATCTGTGGGGTACAGGAAAGAAAGACGGTGGAGTATTCACAGCAGAGAACCAGAAAGATGTGATGCGTTTAGCAGTAGGCAACTGCTTCAAGACTGAGGAAGAGAGAGATGCAGCCGCTGAGTATCTGATGATTGTAGCAGAGCTGAAACGCTTCGCTATTGATCACAACGATGAGATCGACTGGGACGATCACTCTCAGAGAAAATACAAACTCTGCTGGAACAGAGAGACAGAGAAAGTTGATTCCACATGGAGCAGAAGAAAAATTACAGATGGTATTTACTTCAGCTCTCATGAGGTAGCAATGGCTGCTGTCGAAGCTGTAGGAGAGGATAGAATCAAAAAGTTCTATCTTCCAGATGCTGAGTAAACAATAAAATAAACAGTTCTCTTGGGGTTCGACTCCCCAAGAGAATTATCAAGGAGCTATTATGGAATTAGATAAGTTATTAAAAAAGAGAAGCATAATAAGCTGCACAATCAAGGACGGGATTTGTATTGTACAGTATGCTTCAAAGGAAATGAAACTATTAGATATATCAGGTATGGGTATTGTAGAAGTACTTGATTTTATATTGGAGGAATAAGATGAAAGTTGGAGATAAAGTAATAGTTGATCCTAGATTGCATGGATGCATATGGTGTATTCCTGTGGAAGAAGTTAAAGGAAAAATTATGACTATAATATCCATAAATAACCCTAGAGGTTTTGAGGCTTATTGTTGTGTTAAAGAATCAGGATATATTTTTAAGTTGGATATGTTTATTCCTGCAGAAGGTACTTTATTTTTAGCTATCCATGAAAGAAGGCAATATGAAGAGAGGAGATAAAGTAATTTTTAGATCTAATACTCCTCGTATTCTATGGGGCGTAGATATAAATTATTTATTAGGAAATATATGTACCATAAAATCAATTATAGAACTAACTTCTAAAACTTTTGAAAGAAAAGCTTATGAGTTAGAAGAAGCTAGTGATTATTGGTTTCCAGCAGAGGAATTCATTCCTTACAAAGGACTAACTGTACTAATTGATAAGAGGAGGAAACATGAAATATAAAGTTGGAGATAGAGTCATGGTCCGGACAGATTTAGTTGGTGGGTTAGAATATCCTTATTCGAATCCGTCACGCAGAAAGTTATATTTTGCTTCAGCAATGGAAAAATTCCGTGGAGAAGAGTACGAAATAGTAGCAATTGATTATGTTTGTGAAGTTTATAGTTTATCTCTAGGAGAAGAGGAATCTAAGTGGGTGTTCAACGATGCAATGTTGATACTTGTTGATGGGTTAAGGAGCTTGATATGCAAGAGAAATATAAAATAGGAGACATAGTAAGAGTTAGAAGTAATTTGAAAGGTAATACAAGATATTATTATGATGGTAGTGATAATGAATATTTGTTTTTTAACATTGCCATGCAAAAATTCTGTGGCCATGCATATAAAATCATAGATAAAGTTTCATCATTTTATCCTGGCTATGTTAACTATAGACTAGCACTAGGAGATGAAACATGCGAGTGGGTTTTCAGTGACATAATGTTAGAACCTGTTCAGTGTTTAGGGGGACTTATATGCAAGAGAAAAAAGAATTAAAAGTTGGAGATTGGGTTCGTGTAAAACGTAACCTAGCAGTTCATGAGATAGGGGTGAAGTATCTCGGAAAAGTTTATAGAATCAATAGAATAAGTTATACAGGTTACTATCTATCTGGTACTCCAGAAGGATACTGGTACAGATCATCACTTATTCCAGTAGGAAATTTAAGTAGACTTGTAGAAATTAGAAAGGAAAATCATGAGATATAAAGTCGGAGACAGAGTAGTGATTAGAAAAAATTTAGTTAGCGGGTGGTATTACCATTATGAAAATTCAATGGGAAGATTATTTTTTAACAGCCACATGTATAAACTTTGTGGAAAAATTTGTGTAGTAACTAAAATTACAGATCTTGTATTAGATGAATATTTCTTATCAATAGATGATGAAGAAGTATCATGGTATTTTAACAATGCAATGTTACTTCCAGCAAATAGTTTGAGATATTTAGTAATGACAAGGGAGGCGACCTCATGAAAATATATGAACTTCATCAAGACGTATCAGGCAGATGGTTCGGCTATTGTGAAGAGACAAAAGAGTATACACCAAGCTTCATCAAATGTAAAAATTTGAAAAAAATGCTTATCTGGAAAGGTTGGGGGTGGAAATGATTGAACTTAGAGACTGTATTGTGGGAGTTAAAGATGAAAAAGAATATGAAAAAGTAATTCAGATTGCGAAAGAACAAGGATGTGAGTGGAATTCTGGAGACTCTTTAGATTATATCTACTGTACATTTCCAACAAGATTGTTTTTTGATAAAAGAGGAAGGGTCACATTTGGGGGATATCATGAAAAATATTGTGACTATCATTGTAAAAATTTGATGAGTAGATTACGAGAATTGATAATTATAAGACAGAAGGGAAAGTTATGATTGATTTAAGAGATAGCACAGTATTAGTTAACAATGTAGAAGAATATATAGCTGTGACTAAAATTGCTAAGAAACAAGGCTTTAGATGGGCGAGTTGGGCCCCTTTAAGTATAGTCCTTTGTGAGTTTCCAACGAGACTAGAATTTAATAGGAAATATGAAACATATTGGGGTTCTAGTCGTGGAAGATGTGCACGAGATTATCCTAGATACTTGGATATAATTAAAGGAGTGCGAAGACTCATAATGGTCAGAAAGGAAACGTAAATGATAGATTTGAAATGTTATACTGTTTTGGTGAATAATAAAGCAGAATATATAGCGTTAATCAAAGAAGCGCAAAAGCAAGGTTACACATGGGCGGATGGAACTGCTTTAACCAATATATTTTGTGATTTCCCAACAAGATTACGCTTTAATGGAGAGTGTAAAGTATATTATAATTCTTCCGCCTATTATTATAATCGTGATTACAAGTGCAAGGAAATAGTTGGTGCATTAAGAAATATGATATTGAAAAGAAAAGAGGGACAACTATGTTAAAAGAAAAATTATCTATTGAGCGGAAAAAGGCTGTAATGATTACAGCCGATTTTACAGCACCTACAACAGAAAGCTATGCAATGGCATGGCTAAAACTGTGCAACAACGCAAGAGAGTACAAAGACGTTATCTGGAGAGTAGAGAATGATTCAGGAAATAGGGTATATGTCTGGTGCAATCCAAAGTATAAAGAAACAGTAATAGAATTCCTCACAGGAATAGTTTACTATCATCAGGAAGATAAAGGGCCTACATCAGTAGGAAAAGTTATTGAGGCAGAAGATGTTACAGTTGGTTTCCCGGTGTATGAATATGAGAGTACATGTTCTTCACATGAAGAACAATGGGGCATAGATATTGATAATTCAATTATGTTTTGGGGAAGAGTTAAAGAAATTTTTTATTGAGGTGATTTTATGAAAAATAGAGAAAAATTTGCCAAAGAATTTTCTTAATCTGCTTTTACCAAAAAGTAAATATATTGCAAGAGATAGGAACAATAAACTTTATGTGTACACTGAAAAGCCAGTACGATGGAGTTGTTATTGGAGCTTAAGAGGTAGTTATCAGATATCGGCAGATATTTTTGGTGATATCTTTAGTTTTATTAAATGGGAAGATGAAGAACCCTGGGGTATTGAGGATTTAAAGAAATTAGAGGTGAAAAAAGATGATTAATTTAAAAAATACATGTGTGTTAGTCAGAACGAAAGAAGAAAACGAAAAACTACTTAAAGAAGCTGAGAAACAGGGATTCAATTGGTCTCAGAGATACGATTGTAAACCATTACTAGCACAACATTTTCCAGACATTTTAAGATTTTATGAAGACAAAGTTATAACTTATGAGGCGAGTATCAGATCAAATGTTGATTTCTACGAAGCATCAGAACTCCTCGGCACAAAGGAAATGACGGCAAGAGAGTTTGTTGAGTGGTATCTCAATGTGGATTTTTTGTGCGGTAGACGTAACTGTGATGAATGTGTACTTGGCAGAAAGAACACTAAGTGCAACAATCAGTTGTGTAGTACATGCAACTGGAAAAACAACATTGATGAACTTCTTGAAATTGCGAAATCAAGTAGAATTACAGTTCCTACACCCGAAGAGAAAGCAATTGAAGATATTGAGAAGTTAATTCAAAGTGGAATAACAGGTGAAATTAAGGAATCCTTAAAGCTGGCGGTGGAGAAGCTGAAAGAGGTGAATGATAATGGAGAGATTAACACTTGAAGATGCTATTTCTCATGCAAAAGAAGTAGCAGAAAAGAATTATAGAGGTGCAGATTTTGAGTCAATTGATTCTGTAGACGATGATATAAAAGCTAATTGCATAAAATGTGCAGAAGAACACGAACAGCTTGCGGAATGGTTAGAGGAACTGAAATCTTACAAAGACTTAGACGAACAGGGCTTGCTTGTTAGATTGCCGTGTAAGGTTGGAGATTCTGTTTTCATCATTGTCGGAAAAGATATTTCAAGACAAGGAATAAGAAAGATAGAAATTTCTGACAACAGCATTATATTTAAAACAAATAGACAGAAAAGAATATTTAACGTTGCTGAGTTTGGAAAAACCGTATTCCTCGCCCGTGAAGATGCTGAGAAGAAGTTGGAGGAATTTTAAATTGAATGCTAATACAAGAAAACTTATATTAATGGAGGAAAACATTATGGATAAATTAATAGCAAAAGAAGTAGAGTTTAACGGAGATATTCTTAGAGCAGCACAAGATCCTGATGGAAATATTTGGGTTGGTGCTCGCTGGGTATGTGAAGCTATCGGTTTAGATGATAACCGGATCAAATATGAAAGAAGAAAAATGCAAACGGATTCAGTAATTTCAAAGGGGGTACAAAATTTTACCCTCCTTACCAATGGCGGGAATCAGAATGTTATGTGCTTACAATTAGATTATTTACCATTATGGTTGGCTAAAATCTCAATTACTCCAACTATGAAAAAGGAAATGCCGGGAATAGCAGAAAAACTTGTAGCATATCAGCTCAAAGCAAAAGATGTACTGGCAGCAGCTTTCCTTGAGAAAAAAGTTAATAATCCAAACGTTATTCAGTTACAGCTGCCAGATTTCAATAACAAAATTGAAGTATTAGAAAGAAAAGTAGATAAAATCTTTGAAGATATGGGGCGTTTAGCTTCTATGATGGTTCAGGAGAAAATTGTTACGACACCTATCCCAGTGAAGAAAGTAGAGAATCCTGGTAAAAAATGGAAAAATGATATGTACCAGATGATTGATGCTCTTACCACTTGTGACAAGTTCTCTGATCGTGGCTCTGTAATGAAAACTGTATATAAGTATATGAATAAAAATTATGGTATCTGTTGGGATCAGGAAGTGAAAGATTACAAAGAAAAATATAATCCAGTAAGTAAATTTAGTACTTATGATGTTGTCTATGCCAATGATACTTTAAGATCTATCTTCAGTGCTGCGTTAGGAGATCTGTATGAAAAATATAAATCAATCTGTAATCAGGATGCAACAGATTCTATTATTGCTCCTCTCGTAGAAAAATATGGAGATAAGAGCAACGGAGGAATGGTTACATATAGAAAAGTATACAAAAAGATGGGAGAAATGAGTCCGATCAATTGGCATAATTTAGAAGTTCGTTATATTAACAAACATGGCAAAGCAGGAGCAAGAAGAAAGAAAATCATTTCTTCCAATCCAGAAATGCTGAGAAAATTTAAGAATGCAGTTGATGTCATGATGGTTGGGTAAAGACTATGCTAAAAATAGGGAAAACATATTATTTAAAAACTTGGGAGGAGCTTAAAAAAGCTTCCAATGGTGATTATTCAGGAGCTTTAGATTTCGGAGAAATACTATTTTTATCTAGGATGAAGATTTTATGTGGGGACAAGATATGTATAATTGGAAAGTATCCTTATCATGAAGGAGTTTATCAAGGGATAGATATGAAAATTTCACAACAATTTTTGTTTACTGAAAATATGTTGTTCACATCTGGTTTGCGAAAAATGATTGAGGTGAGAAATGAAAGTAGGACAAAAGTATAAAGTTCGTTCTTGGGATGATATGAAAAGAGAATTTGGAATTGCTCAAACTGGGGATGAAATATATATACCATGTTTGGCATTTTTTGTTAAAGACATGTGTAGATTTTGTGGAACTACTATAACTGTTTCATATTTTATATACAACAATGTTTTTAGAATCGAAGAAGATAACGGTAGATATATGTGGTCTACAGACATGATCACACCATTAGGAGATTTATATGAAGCGATACAAAGTAGGAGACATAGTTCAGATTCGTCAATGGGATGATATGGTTAAAGAATTTGGTGTTAATTATTATGGTGTTATTCGATGTAACAATTATTGCAGTTTTGTGGGAGAAATGAAGAAATATTGTGGGAAAAAATTACGAATAGATACTATAAAAAATCTTGGTAATACCTATTATTATACAATGACTGCAATTCCGTGGACTTTTACAAGTGAGATGTTTGAAAAAGGAGACTTATCAATGTTAATCACAAGGAGACAGGAATGTATAAAGTAGGACAGAAAGTAAGAGTTAAATCTTGGGAACAAATGGAAAAAGAATATGGACTTAATTCTTGCGGTAGCATAAAGACACCATCATCATTTACTAGAAAAATGAATTGGTTTTGTGGGATGATTTTTACAATTAAGAATGTAAGATCTGGTATTTTTCGTGTTACTTACGATTTAGAAACTAATAATAAGGAATTAAATGATGAAATAAAACATTATTACTGGGATGAAGAAATGCTTACATCTGCCGGTTTATTGGCACAAATAATTCAAAGGAGAAAAACTCATGTATAAATATTACGACAAGAAAAACAATTTTGTAGAAACATTTAATCCGGAGACAGGATTCTATATCCGGTCCGATGATCTTACAACAGGAAAGGAACCATTCATGAGAGATTTTCCTGCTTTGTTAGATATTGGTATTATGGGACATTGTGTTCATGGAGCATCTGGTTTGTGTATTCAATCAGGAGTTCAGTGTTATCAGAATGGATTACACACACAGGAGCCTAACATGTCCCTTGAGAATTTCAAGAGAATAGTAAATGAATGTAAAGGGAAAACATTTCAGTTTGCTCTTGGTGGCAGAGGAGACGTAGACCAGCATGAAGATTTTGAAGAAATCCTTAAGTATTGTAGGTTACAAGGGATTGTGCCAAACTTTACAAGTTCCGGTTTAGGATTCAATGAAAAAATTGTTTCCTTATGTAAAGAATATTGCGGAGCCGTAGCTATATCTTGGTACAGAAGTGAATACACAGGGAAAGCGATTGATATGTTAGTGTCTGCAGGAGTTACTACCAATATTCATTATGTCCTTGGACGGAATTCTATTGATGAAGCTATTGAACATTTGCAGCAGGAAGATTTTCCTGATGGTATCAACGCAGTGATTTTCTTGTTGCATAAGCCAGTAGGTTTAGGAACTCAGACAAATGTATTGTCTCCTGATGATGAAAGAGTCAAAGAATTTTTCTCTTTGATTGATAAACATGATTATAAATTTCAGATTGGATTTGATTCATGTTCTGTGCCTGGACTGTTGAATTTTACAGAAGAGATTTTAAATTCTACTCTGGAACCGTGTGAAGGAGCAAGATTTTCTGGTTACATTACGTCAGATATGAAGATGCTGCCATGTAGCTTTGACAATCAGGAACTCAAGTGGGCAGTTGATCTTAATGAACACACTATTCAGGAAGCATGGGATTCAGATGTGTTCGATGATTTCAGAAGTCATTTCAGGAATTCTTGTAGAGGTTGTAGCCGTCAGTGTGATTGCTTAGGTGGATGCCCGATCAGAAGAGAAATTGTCTTGTGCACAAAAGAGGAGAAAGATTTATGCTAACAATTGGGCTAAGTGCTGTATTAATAGTGACATTGATAATTTTATTCGCTTGCATAAGCGAAAATATAAATTTGAAAATGGAAGTAGAGGAACTAAAAAGACAGAATGAGATTCAACGTTTTAAGTACTCTAGCATATACCGGGAGTATGTAAGATTATTAATGGAGCCTGGCACTTTAAAGTCTACTACACCAGACATAAAAGAAGCTGTTCATTACGCAATGGTTAAAGCTCATCCTGACAATGGAGGTAAACAAGAAGATTTTGTAAAGTTTAGAAAGCTATATGAGAGGATGAATAATGAATACAGATAAACTTAAATTTCTTAAACTTGGCGGGCAATATAAAGTAAAATCATTTGCTCGTTTAATGGAAGAATATGGTTCTGATAGCTCTAGTGGAATGCCGAATGTCATCTGCGGTTTTAATAAGCAAATGAAAAAATTGTGTGATCAAAAAATTACGATACAAGATACATTCTATAAGAATGAAGATAAGTTTTATCAAATAAAAGAAGCAAGATATTGTTGGAATAGTCAGATGTTAGAACTTCCTTTAAGTACATTGATCTATAGGAGAAAACATGGATAAAGAAGAGATATGTTCTAAATTAAGGCAACTATGTAATTTATCCCGTTGTGGGACATGCCGGATTGCTTCTATAAATTCTAAGCATAGTTGTGGACATGGCTATGTATATCATCATTTACATCCAGTTCCATTATCAGAAGCTTTGAAGTATTACTCTATTATATATGGAGAACACAATTTGAGGAATACTATAGAGAAAAGAAAGGAGAATTATAGACATGAAAGAAGGGTATAAATTAGAGGATACTATTATTCTCAATGGAAAAGTAGGGTGGGTAAACACAGGAGATGATGCTGATAGCATTATTGGGATACAAAATATTCAGAAAGTAAAAAGATTTTCTGGTGAAGAAATTGTTGTATCTAATGATGGATTTGCTTTTTCAAAAGAAATGGAAAGTCGATGCGGGTGGCTTGACAGATATGCAAGTATTCAAATGCTTACAGGAGATACACCTATTGATATGGATCACATTGATGAGACAAAGATTGTATCAATGGAAGGAATCACTGAGTCTGAATATTATCATAGGTATAGTGATTATACTGGATATCTTTGGACTGAAGAAGAATTCAAATGTGGTGGTCATGATCTGTTAAAAATCTTAGAAGGAAACATGGGTAAGTATATTCATATAGAAATTGAACTATATTCGAGGTGTTGATATGACATTTGAAGAAGCTAAACAGCGTCCGGATTATCGTTTTAGACTCACCGAAATCCAGCTTTTAATAAGGAATATAAGAGAAGAGCATTTAGAAATTGATCTCGATAATGGTCCTCTCATAGGTAAAGCTGTGTTAGAGATAGGGTATGTTGATATTGAAGTAAACATTTCTGTAAACGGAATGTTTAGTGAAACGCCCACATACAAACCAATTATCGAATATTTTATGTGTGTTAAAACTGAAGATGATTGGGAGGGTATAGGATATCTTGGAATTGAGGCAGATGTGGATTGGTGGAGCAATAGATGGAAAGAAGAGTTGGAAAAAGATATGTTTTTAGTATTGGATACTTTTGTAAGACTCGGAATGATCAATTATAATAGACCAAATTAAAAGGAATGAGGTGAATGAATGGATAAAGCTTGGTTAGAACAGAAAATAAAAGAATGTGAAAGTGTTCGTCCTGAGATTGAAAAACTTTTAAGGGAAAAGTTACCATTAACAAATCAGGAAATGGATGAAGTTTTTGAAGATTTGGAAAATATGTACAGAGGAGTAGAATTCTATTTAGATATGCTCTGCTTCAAACATCTTGAAGACGATTCTGAAGATTCTCATAAATGGATAAGTCAGTCTGGAGTAGTTGAACTGTTTTATAAATATAGAAATAAAAATAATTTAAGGAGGTATCTTGATATGGAAATGGAATTTGATGGAGATATTATTATCACAGATCCTTGTTATATCATGAAAGAAGATGATGATTGGGCAACATGTGCCTACGGAGAGGATATGGAAGCACTTGGAATAACTCACTATATGACAAGAGATACTCTCTATGGAGATTGGAGTTGTACTACTTTTGACACTGATACAAAAGAAGCTATTGGTGAGTTTTGTGCAGATGCTGGTTTAGTGTCAGTATTTTTATTAGATGAAGTCCTGAAATATAATCCATATTATAAAGATCATTTAAAAAATAAATGGACGGTTACTTGGATTAAAGATTTCAAAGGAACTGTAGAATTTGTCGTTAAGCATATTGAGGGCTACTATGAAGAAGATACCGACTACTGGAAAAAAGGTGACTACTGGGAAGATTATGTTTTAGAAGTAGTAGGACATGGCATTAACAAGGTTACTGGTAAACCAATTAACTTTGTTGGAAAGCAAACAGGTTTATAATATGATTCCGAACAAAAAAGGTTTGCAAGTTATTATGAAAAACACTTTTACTCCAGGATGGGAAAATAGAATTTTTACATTAACTGGAGAAAAACAAATAAATGATTGGGTGAATGTCTACTATCCAGTAATGGAGAATGTTAATCCTGTCAATAGATGTTTTATGGTGCCGCTAAATTCGTTAAAATTATTAATTTTAAATAAACAAGAAAAGGAGAACTAAAATTATGAAAATGAGCTATGATGTACAGGTTGAGGAGTTAGGAGCAAACAGAAGAGGTCTTGTTACTTCAGAAGAGGGAAGAGCTATTGTTGAGTTTATGAAAACAAGTAGAGCCAACATGTGCTTTGAGTACGATGATGAGGCTGAAGCTAAAAGAAGAGCTTCTGCAGTAATGAATTGCTGTAAGAGACTCAATGAAGAAAGTGAAAAAGAAGTTATTAAATACGCTAAACGTGGAAATAAAATCTACGTCATTAAAGTGACAGAGTAAGGAGGAGCCATATGTTAGATATTAACAAGAGAGTGAGGTGTGAGGGAACAACTGTTGCAGAGATGATTGAAGCTCTGCAGCGGTTGCCTCAGGATGGTGTTGTCCATTTCACAGGGAAAAAGAAAGGTTATATCCACTGTGATCCAGAGAGTAAAACAATAGATTTTGATACTGATGAACTTAGTGCCATGTATGAAGAAGTTTCAGAAGAGCCTAAGGAATACTATCTAGTGTATATAGATACTTATTTCAAAGAATATGTAGCCGTAAAAGCACAGAATCATTTCGAAGCCGAAGCAAAAGCACGAGATTTAAGCCAGATAAACTTTAATGGAATGAATAAAGAAGTCTATGTTTGTGCTACATGTAATGCTCATACAAAAACTTATGCACAAGAACGTAATTACAGAATTATAGAGGAGGACGTATGAAATTAAGAATAGGCTTTGTAACTAATAGTTCTTCATCCAGTTTTACTATTGCTAAAAGTGATTTAACAGACGATCAGATTGAAAAGATTAAAAATCATATTAAGGTTGCAAAAGAATTAGAAATGGAAACATTTTATGATGAATGGGACATCAGAGAAACTAAATATGAAATTCATGGCTATACTCTTATGGATAATTTTGACATGGAAAAGTTTTTATTATTAATTGGTGTAGCTAGAGAAGATGTCGAATGGGAGGATTGATCATGAAGATTAGAAAAGGATTTGTAACTAATAGCAGCAGTAGTAGTTTCATTCTTGGTTTCAAGAGTAAAGAAAGTATCAAAGAGGAGCTGCAGAAAGAAAATCTTGAAGAAGAATACTTTGAGGAAATCTTAAGAGATGTAACGGAAGCTGCAAAGTTGGATAGAGAAGATGTTTTGGAAGGATATTCAGAAGAAATCTATTATCAGACTCTTTGGGAGATAGAAGACAGTCTCTATGTACCTTATAGTAAGAAACTTGAAATACGAAAAACGGAAGAATTCCAGGAAAAGCTTAATAAAGCAATAGTAAATAGAGCAGCTGAATTAGAGCAATCAATGGAAGGTCTCTCTGTATTTGTAGAAATCAAATATTCAGACAATGATGGTTTTAGGTACTCAAATTTAGAACATCACATTGCACCGAATATGAATTGTTGTCTTGCTGTTATTAGTCATCATTAAAAATGTAGGCATTAGAAAGGGTGTGGAGAAAATGGGAAATTACTATGAAGGAAAATTAATTTTCGGATTGAAAAGAAATCTTCCAGATGAACTGTTACATGATTTATCTGTACTTGCAAGCGAGCGGAGCTGTGATAGAGATATAAAACCACTGTTACAGCATAGAGAATTAAAAGAGTCTAAATGGATGAATCATTATAGAGCTTTATATCCGACTTACACATTAGAATTTTCAGAGGGAGTGTGGTTCTTGACTGCCAGCTTCTGTATGAAAGGATACATGTACCTAGGTGATGACTTAGGGCAAGATATTTATGACTTTCTGTATCCATATTTTAATTCAGACATTCTTGATGAAGCAGATGGTGGTTATATGGGCACTATTGAAGATGAAGATGGAACCTACCGGAAAGAATTCTACGCAAACTATGAACAGTTCAATAAAATCGTAGAAAGCAGAGAGTATCTGTGTAAAGATTGCTACAAGAAAATGGATGGATCATTGTGCAATGACTGGAAGTACTGTAAAAGAGCATATGATATAGGAAGGGGTGATACCATTGAAGATTCGTAACGGGTTTGTGACCAATAGTAGTTCTTCAAGTTTTATTATTGGCAAAGCAAACGACAACACAGTAACTATTGATTCGATATATCAAGAAATAAAGGAACTTTATAAACAATATTATAAATCATGTTCTGATATGTACGACTATGTAGAGAAGTATTATCCGGCAGTATTTGAAGTTGTAAGTACTCTTGAAGGAAAAACTATTCATCGGCAGAACGGATATGACTGGAGATGCACAGATAGTATTGATAAACAGTTAAAAGCAATGTTTGGAACCACTTGGTATGACGATTTGCCAAGCTTAGAAGAACTTTCTTGGACAGTTTGTGAAACATACACAGACTATGAACAGTTTTGGATTCAGAGAATGCAAGAAAGAGGGATACATGCACCTTTTTATATAAGAGATTTTTCTTCTAATGATCCATATATCCCTTTGGATTTCAGCACAGGAATAACAGAGTGTATAGGAGATGAAGGAAATGGAGTTGAATCTGATATCTTAGCTTGGTATTTTCCCTGGATTGAAAATATAAAGTATGACTGCGATAGCTGCCCAGATAATGAATACTGCTATAAAGAGGAATGCCAAGAAACTAAACAACAGTTTATGGGAAAAGAAATTCCAAGAGATCAAGCATGTTTGTATATCTTAGGAAAGATTTGTATTTGTTCAGAATGTGGCTATATACCAGATTTTATAGTTAAAAAGTTAAGCGAAATGTCAGAGTATTCATGTAACCATATGGGTTAAGAAAGAGAGGGATTAGTTATGATGAACTATGAAATGTTTGTGGAAGAACTTAAAAATAAAATAAGTGCAGCTATCAACATTCCTATTGAGAATATAGAATTTTCAAAAGATGGAGATAGATTTTCTCCGACAGGAGACAGACTGCTGGTGAAGTTTGCAGAGCATGATGATGCCTGGGAGGTCTGT